CGTCCGACACCACGAGCGCACTCTCAGTGACCAAGGCCCCGGGGACCTCACAGTCCGGCTCCGCCCTCTCCGTCAACACGGGAGGCTCCGCCATCGGCGCGGCAATCGGAATCACAAACGGAGGTACAGGGCCTGCTCTGGAGTGGGACGCCGGGCAATCCCAGGCCCCAGACGGGACAGCGGCAGCGCCCGCCTACTCGTTCTCCGCTTCCCCTGCCACAGGCATCTACAGCGACGGCACAAACCGCATCGCGTTCACCACCAACACTCAGCGCCGCGTCGTCATTGACGCAAACGGTAGGATCGTGATGATCGGCGGCGGCGCAGTAGGCGCTCCAGCAATAGGCCTCACTGCGAGCACGTCTGGCCTTTATTGGCCGAGCGCGACTTCCTTCGCGGTATCCGCGGCCGGAGCCCAGGCCCAGCTATGGTCCAACGCGACAGGGGTGCCGGTTTCCACGATCACGAAGGATGCCGTAGGCACCTCCGATGCGGACGAGATGGTCGGCCTCATGCTGGAGAATACGACGGCGGCGGCTTCGGGCGCGCAGCAATACTCTCCTCTCCTCGTGATGGTTGGTTCCGGCTGGTCAACGGCGGCCTCCGAGCAAGAGGTGAGATTCGCGCAGCAAGTTCAGCCTATCGAGGGGAGTTCGGTGCCAACAGCCGAGCTCGTCGTCTCGGTCTCCGTCGAGAACGACGCTTCCGGCGCCTATCGAGAGATTGCAGCATTCGTCTCCGGCACCTCTGGCTCCAACGGTGGCTTCGCGATCCGCGAGGATAACCGGCTCTACCTGGACAACGATCGTGACACCTTTTTCGAAGCACCCAATGGCGGCGACCGCATCAACTTCAACGTCGGCAGCGCGGGCGCGGAGCGAATGCGTCTCCTGCCGAACCAGTTCATCGTGGTTCCCGTCGGAACCTCGGCCGTCCCGTCCTTTGTTCCTGCGCGCGAGGACACCGACACCGGGTTCTACAGCGACGCCGCGAACACTCTGAGCATCTCAACTGGAGCCACGGAGGCTGTCACCTGGAATGCTTCACAGCAAACGGTCCTGCCCGAGGGCTCGGAGAGCGCGCCCTCCTTGACCTTCTCCGAGGACAACTCGGACGGTATCTACCATTCCTCAAACAACCTCTACATCACAATCGGCGGCAATGCAGTTGCCAGGTTTTCGTCGAATTCGATCCGCTTCTGGGAGTACCTATCCCCTATTTCGAACTACAGCGTCTCGCTCGGGACCGCGTCCATTCACTGGAATCAGATCTACGTGGGAGAGGCCATTATCGAGCCTCAGGCGAACACCAGCGGAAGCCTCAACGATATCTACTACGAGGCCCCCGGGCACACCGGTCTTACTGCCAGTACAGAGGTCGAGAGCGTTCACTTCGACATGAGCGCCACAAAGCAATGGGCGGCCGGCGCCCTTGCCACACAGCGATTCTTCCGCGTCGACGCGCCTACGGTCGCGTTCGCCGGAGCCTCGACGCTCACCGACGCAGCGACGATGTACATCGGGGGAGCACCCGCCGAGGGGACCAACGCCACGATCACCAACGCCTACGCATTGTGGGTGGACGACGGCGCCGCGCGCCTCGACGGCGACCTCGACCACCGCGGCTCCAACGTCGGGTTCTACGGAGCAACCCCCGTTGCTCAGTCTGCCCCGTACTCCACGCTAGGCAGCACAGACAGGTCGTTCTCCAGTAGCAACTTGTCTACCACCGAGTTGACGGATATCCTGGGCACGCTTATCGGAGACCTGCAGGCTGTGGGGATCATCGGGTAGGCCGAAGGAGAGCCATGGCTAGAAGAAAGGTACTGTCGGTTTCGAACATGGAGAACGGGAGGATCGCCAGCGGCACCCGGTTCTCTATCACCGTGTTTGAGAGCGCATTTGTGGCCTCGATGCTCGAGGAGTACGAGGCCGACAACGCGCTCCCTCTCGTGGCAGTCGAGACGCCTGGCTCCCCGACGATGAGAGAGAGGCTCTTCGTTCAGATCACCTTCCGGGTCGACAATGACCAGGATTCCAGGAAGGAGAACCTGGTCGACCGTTGGGTACAGCTGAATTCGACCAACTTCCCAGGACTCAACGCGCAGTTCTTCGCCAACCTCAAGCGCCTGTTTGACAGGCGAAGAACTGCTCAGGACATGGACCCCGACCAAGGGGCAGAACCCGCAACGGCAAGGACAAGGGCAAGACAGTGAGCGACAGATACATCATCATTCCACCAGACGCTAAGTTTATCGATCCCTACACGCGAGAACCCGTCAAGGTCCCCGGCGAGAACGGCGAGGTCGTTGACCACCCCGATCGAAGCTTCGACTGGTTCATGCATGTGCACATCCTTACGCACCTGCAGTTCTCCATGGAGGTTGGCGGCTATGACGCCGTGAAGGCAGCCAAGCAAATCGCAAAGGATATGGAGAAGGCGATCGAAAGCGGATACGGCTACTTTGCCGTCTCCGCCGACAATTGGCGACGCCTAAACCGAACCATCTCGCGCGCCGAGGCGGCAGACGCGGATGAGCCTCTGAAGGACCGCCCCAACACGAGGGTCTTGGCCAAGTCGAGTCACGGCATGACGCGGCCGATGACCAACTTCACGGCTCTCTGCTTCATGGAGCACCTGGACGCCATCGCGAACGCTTCCACCAACAAGCCGGAAGATCTCTAGATGGCGGTTTGGGGCACTTCTTCGCCGTGGGGGATTACTTCGTGGTCCTCTGGCGGCGTCGTCGCGTCCCTGCCATCGTCCGTTAGCTCGGTCGGCGCGGAGGCGCAAGAGAGCGCGCTGGGTGTCGATATCTTCTTCAACGGCGACTACGAGACCACCGCAGCCGGCGACCTTGCGTTGGTTCGGGGATTCGCAGCGCTGAACCAGGCGATTTACCACCGACTCATCACGAAGCCCGGGAGCTTTGCCCTCCGTCCTGGCTACGGCGTCGGCATCCAGCGCTGGGCAAAGCGCAGGAACCGGCTCTCGGATATGCACGAGCTTGAGCAGGTTGTGGAAGATCAGCTCTCGTTCGAGAAGAGGATTTCCCGAGTGAGGAAGGTGTTCGTCGCACCGCTCATCAACGGCCCAGGCGTGCAGCTCGGGTTCGACATCGAGGCCTACGGCGACACGGCCAGTTTCAAGCCTCTAAACTTCTCGGCCGACGGAGTCACGAATGCCTGATACCTCTCTCTACGATTTCTACCAGCTCGGTTTGGCAGCCGCCACGGGCGCAAATTCCAAGCTTGCGGTCAACGAGGGCGACGTCGTTGATTTTTTGCTTTCGGCCGGAGCTGCGATGGCCGACTTCTGCGACCAGAAGCGCGCTGCAGACCACCTCTCCACGAGCGTGGATGGCGCCGAGGGCGATGACCTCACTGAGCTCGCGGATGACCACTTCACGACCGACCGGCAGCCAGCGACGGCAGCATCGGTGACGCTTCAGTTCTCCAGGCCATCCGCAGGCGGCGGCGAGCCCGCGGGCACCCTTTCTGCGGGATTTGAGGTGTCGACCCCGGTCGACAGGGTCGGCAACGAAGTTCGCTTCGTCACCGACGCCGACGTTAACTTTCCCACAAGCGGGCTAGGCCCGTACACAGTCCAAGCCACAGCGATCGTCGAAGGCCCGGACGGCAACGTCGAGGATCTTGGAAAGGTGAGCCGCCTTATCGACACAGCATTCGACAGCAGCATTTCCGTCACGAATACGACGTCGGCTGCTGGCGGCAACCTCGAGGAAACCGACGAGGAGCTCCGCAAGCGCATCCGCGACCGTCCTCTCAGCCTTCGCAGGGCGACAAAGGCAGCCCTGGAGAGCGGCGCCCTCGAGGTCGACGAGGTTCGCGTCTCCTCCGCCAGCGAGGACACCGCCAACGGCACTGTGACTGTCGCTGTGTCCGACGCCGACGGAAATTCGAACGCGGAGATGCAGAACAATGTCCTCATCGAGATGGAGAACTGGCGAGCATTCGGCATCCCAGTGGGGATCACGGGCGGCGCCCGAGTCCTTGTGGACATGAACATCCAGATCACCCTTCGAGAGGGGGCCTCCCTGGCGAATCTGTCCACCCCGATCATCGCAGCGGTCGGCGGCGACATTAACAAGCTCGTGCAGGGCGAGTTCCTCTACGACACCCTGTGGATCACGGCTACGAAGAACGTGGCCCCGAATCTCATCCAGGACGTCAACCTAACCTCCCTTTCCGTGGGAGGAGTTGCACAGCCGATCGGCGACTACCTCGGGACGGCGAGCAACGAGCTCCTCCGCGCTGGCACCATCACGGTTACAATCGCGTAATGGCACTCACGGCATCAGAGCAAGAGCTTTACGACTTCGCCAGAGGAGCCATCCCAGGATGGCTCTTTCAGGTTCCGAGGTCGGAAGAAATCCTGCTGGCTTTCGTCAAAATGTTCGACCGGGTTCGGACGAACATGGACGAGTCGAAGGCGAGGACCCTCATCCTGAACAGCACTGGCGTATGGCTGGACCTCCACGCCGCCGATCGCGGGACCCAGCGCCAGGACGGCGAGAGCAACGAGGCCCTCGCTGCGAGGATTCGCAACGTCGAGGATGCGGTCACTCGGCCAGCCCTCATCGCAGCGGCCCAAGCAATTGTTGACGCAGAGGGTGTCGTCGGGACTGTCTTCGGCGTCGATTTGAAGCGAGACAAAGCGTTCTTCGGGGACAACGTCACCAGAACAGGGACTGGCGGAGAATTCGTCGACGCCGGCGACGGCGTGTTTGAGTTCACCCCCGACGTTCTCTACGCAACACCCCTGGAGATCTTCGAGAGGAGCGGCGAGCAGGGCAACCCGCGAGTGACATTCTCGGGCTCAGCTTCTCCTGGCAACGACGGGACCTTTGAGGTGACCGGCCTCAACGGGAACGCCTTGCAGTTCACCAGCGGTAGCGGCGTCGAGGAAGTGGATGCGACTACAAGCTGGAGCATCGCGCAGTACGACATCGAAGGAAACGACCGCACGGGGCGCAGGAAGGCCTACTTCGGTCGCGGTTACCGCATGAGCGGAAAGCTTCCGCTCAGCTTCATCGTCATACTGCCGTACGGCTGCACAGCCGGAACCCAAGCGTCCGTCGCAGAGATGCTGCGGCAGAAAAAAGCTTACGGGGTCGCCTCTCATGTAGAGTTCCGGGCGAACCCATAGAAGGAGAACCCCATGCCAGATCACCTGCCACAAGTAAATTTCAGCGACGGAGAAGGCGTCGAAGAGGACGACTTCAACCGCCTGCAAAGCCTGCTCGACGCCAAGACCTTAGAGCGCGCTTTCCGGGTCGGAGGCCTGGCAGGGACATTCCTCTTGGACGGAGCGAGCTCGGGAAACCCCAACGGGCCACTTTCCGACGCCAGGCCCATCGGGCTAAGCGCCTCCAGGATCATCACGCCAGATCCTCTCACCTTCACGCTCAATGACTTCAGCATCTCCGGCGCCGGCGAGCTCACGATCGACACCGGGAATTTCCTTCTCGTGCAGCGAGCCGGTGCAGCGGCGGGAACAGCCCCAAGCGGCTTCGCAGAGTCGTTCGGAGGACTACTCAGCTACGTCCCGGACGATGGAGAGGTTGTCGAAGCCGGCAACGCTAGGCCGTCCACCAATCCGCGCTGGGACTCTCTCGACCTGGCACTCTCTCACTCTCAGGGCGGTTCGGAGTCTAGAGACCACGAGGATGCGGCGACGAGAGCCCTCACAACGGTCGCCCAGGACAAAGACCAGGAGCGCACTCTTCTCATCGAGTACAACGAGGGGACAGAGGCGGCAACGCCCACCTACCCTGCTCTAACATCCGGGTACGGGCGCTACATCACGGTCCTCAGAGGGACTGCGGAAACCTCCCTAACCCAGAACAACGTCCGGCTACACGCCTTCCCCGGGAAGCTCAAGATCGAACGAGTTCACGGCCACAACGCCTGGCACGACAGCACCACAAACTACGGCCACAACGCTTCTCGGTTCGGGTCTCTTACGAGGATCGCTACGGGCGGCGGCGGCGGGACTGTCATCTTTGCCCCGAACAACATCCACGAAGGTTGCAGGCTGGTCGGGGTCGGGGCTTCCTTCCTCAACTTCAGCAATGACTTGGATGTTGACCTGGTGCGCCTGAGCGAAGCTGCCGGCGTGATCAGCGTGGACTCGATTTTCACCCTGACCTCGATCGACACGAGTACCCCTGGCTACCAGTTCGAGGGACTAGCCGACTTCGAAGATGCAGCCGGCCTCGAGCAACCTATTTGGGGCAACGGGCGAACCTACGGCCCGCTATTCTCGAACAAGGAAGCCTCCCCTGTGTCCGGCGTCAACGTCGATCGACTGGCACTCCGCATCAACGATGCGAGCGATTGGGTTTCCGGCGACGTCATGAACTACGTCGAGTTCTACTACCTGGAGTAGCCATCGCTTAGAATCGGCGTCATGGAGGACGACGATTTCATCACCGGGCACCTTGTCCAGAGCGCAGGAACCGGCTCAATGTCGGAGTCTTCCATTGCAGCCGGCGAGCTCGTGGACAGGGCGATAGCCGGATCCCTCGTTCCAGACATGGGGTCCGGTTTTTGCGTTTCGGAGGCCTTTGCCGGATCCATCGTTGGCGATGCATTCGCCGGCACTCTCGTCGAGAACGCCGTTGCAGGCGGTAGCAGCGGAGGGGAGCTTTCGGATGGAGGGCTCGCGCCCGTGATACCATCCTCCGGCATAATGACCCGCGAAACCGCGGTTGGGGAGATGCCCGAATCGACCCCTTCCGCAGGCACGACAAAGGACTCATAAATGGCCAACGGAGATCTAGGAATCCTCAAAGACGAGCCCGTTCGGGTTGCCCAGTACTCGGACACCGAGTTCACCCTCTACGCCTACGATGTTTCCCTTGACGAGAACAGGCGAGAGACGGGCCGAAGCCGAATGGACCTTACCAGTCGGCGCCTCGTTGTGCAGGTCCGCGACGAGAACGACAATATCCTCCTCACTAAGACCTCCGACAGCGATGCGGAGATCGAAAAAGACTCAGACCAGGTCAACGAGCTTCCAACCTCCGGGAAGGGCACCGCAACTGTCAAGCTCTCCCCCGTAGACACCGCGGTCATGCCCCCTGGCGGCACCTACTACTACGACGCATGGGCGGACGGGAAGCGCTTCATCAAGAAGTCCCGATTTCACGTCGAGGATGGCGTCTACGAGCCGGGTGTTACCGACGGCGTCCTCTCAGCGGACTTCACCTGGGCCGAAGGCGACGGATTCGAGGTCACCTTCACCGCTGTCACCACCGGAGCGCCCGTTGTCTACATCTGGGACTTCGGAGACGGCAGTTCGTCCACTGAGCAGAGCCCCGTCCACACCTACGCCCCGCACTACAACCTGCCCGAGGTCGGGAACTACAGCGTAGTTAAGCTCACCGTCGTCGACGCCACGGGCGAGACCGCCTCAAAGGAGGAGGCAATCTGGCCAGGCGCCACCAAGATCGAACTCGGAGAGCGCATCGGCCCGTTCTCCGTAGGAGGCGTAGGGGAGGGCGTGAACTACGGCGGGAATTTCTGGTCCGAGCACCCCGACGAGGTCGTTGACATTACCTACGAAGGGCAGGCCTCGAGAGCAAGCTGGAGAATGTACTCCTATGTCTCCTCTGGCAACCTTTCGAGCAGCGACGCCCAGAGCAACTTAGCAGACTCCGAAGGGCGCCTTGACCCGGTCGACGACCTCATAAGCTCCACTCTCGACGCCGGCGCGTACCTTCACAGGGCCTACACCAACAACAACGACGGCATGGACGTCGACTACCTTATCGTTGGCCCCCAATGGGTCTACGCGAGGTTCTCGCTGGAATCGGACCGCCTCGTGGTCTCCATCGACGACAGGTCTCTCCCCGGGACAGACGAGGCGATCGAATCCTACTCATGGGACATGGGCGACGGGATGACGGTCGAAGGGCCTATCTCCAGCTACCTCTACGGAGCCGCTGGGACCTACACGGTCACGCTTACCCTCACAGGGGTCGACGGATACGTGTCCACCTGGTCCGAGGAGGTGACGGTCACAGCCGCGCGAACGGCCACCCCGAATTTCGAGTACAACTGGGACTCCTGGACAGCAGCCTCCGTCGACGTCTCTTTCCGAGACAAGACCGTGGCCCCGGAGGTTCCGATCGTAGCCTGGGAATGGGACTTTGGTGACGGCTCCCCAGTCGACAACACGCAGAGCCCGGTCCACACCTACACTACCGAAGGGGCATTCGACGTCACCCTTACGACGACAGACCTCTACGGTGACCAGCAAAGCGTCACCCTGGAGGTCTACACGACCTACGCGTTCGACTACGACACCGACAGGATCGACGGCGGGGAGTTCCTCGACGGCGTCGTGTTCGCCGAATCGCAGTCTGTCATGCGCTACTACTACGCGGAGATTCCGGCCGGCGCATTCCACGCCGCGCTAAGGTGCGTCCGACCGAGCACGTCGGGGAGCTTCTTTGGTAACCAGGCCTTCGGACAAGGGACCTACCTGGAGGGCAGCTACAGCTGGTCCAGCGAGCTCGATCCCGGATTCTCCTACCCGAATCCCGACGAGGGGTTCTGCCACTTCAGGCTCGGATACAACTTTGGCGCCTGGGCTTGCGACTTCTACTGGGACATCAACTCCCCTCTTGTCGACTTCTCCGAGTCGATGACGATCGACATCGACAACACCGACGACTCCCAAGTCACCTACGACGTCAACGGGGTCGTCCAGGTCGAGAGCGGGCGCTCGGCATCATCTTGGCTTTGGGATTGGGACGACGGCACGACCCTGGCATCACAGACTGGCTCCAAGACCTTCACGTCGAGCGGCACACGCCGCCTCGAGGCCCTGGTAACGGACGACACCGGAGTCGTTGGATACTCTCGACGAGAGGACCAGGTATCCCCCACCGACCGCTACAAGGCGTTCCCCGTTCAGATCCCGCGAACCAGCCTATTTACGGAGCTCAACAACGGCGAAGAGCACGTCGAGGCGACGATCGGCGGGGACTCCGACTCCGACTTCCACTACTACTACTTCGACGTTCCGTCGGGCATGGAGGTGCTTCGGATTGCAATGGGCGAAGGGACCCTCGTTGGCGGCACAAACATCGGCGTGTCTCTCAGGCGAGAGAGCATTCCGACCGACAACAACACGTCCTGGGCGGCCTACGCAAACGACTACATCGACCCGCCCTACCAGGCGGCGGACAACATCGACCCCGCCCGTGACTTCACCATCGAGAACCCGCAAGCGGGGAAGTACGTCATGGCGGTCTGGGTCGAGGACTCCTCCGCTGTTCTCTCAGGACAGGCTATAACGGCCTACTGGTTCTAGATGGAGACGATCGCAATCCTCGCCCTTGCCCTTGCGAGCCTCGGATTCGCCGGGGTAGCCGTTGGGCTCGCTGTTCGCAACGGATCCCTCGAGGCCGCACTCGGGCGAGCTCGCAGGGACCGAGACAGCTCCGAGAAGGAGCATGCGGAGACCCGCGACGAGTTCGAGCGCTACCGACAGCGCACCCTAAAACAACTGGAGGGCCTACGAGATGAAATCAGTGATCACGAAGATATGCTTGCCGCTTGCAGCGACCCTGCCGTTATCCATGAGCAGCTCGATCGGCTGCTGCAAAAAGCCACCGGTGGTCTCGGTGGCGAGGATACCGACTAGCTGCCTAGAGGCCGTGGGCGATCGGCCGGCGCTGAAGTTCAAGCCGAACACTCGGCCACCGGGTTGCCCCGCGGCGATGGCCTGCTTCGACGTTGAGGCGATGATTGCTCTTTCTCGCTGGATGCGAGAGACTCTGCTCTGGATGGAGCAGGTGGAGCTCTCTTGCTCGGAGGAAATCAAATGAAGATCGTAAGCAAAACAAAGGCACTCATCGCAACGGCAATCATCGGGCTCGTCATGTCCTTCGCCTCCGTCTCAAGCGGACAGCCGGTGGCCGACGCAGGCGCCCTCTCAGCCCCTCTCGCCGACGCAGGCGCAAACCGGGCGAGCATGCCGGACGCAGAGCCAACGGGCGCCAGCGAGCCCGTTTCTGGCCCGGAGAGCCCAGTTCTTGCTTCCGATGACGAACCTGCCGCCAGCGAGCCGAGCGAACCCGCACCCAGCGAGGCTGAACTGAGCGTCCCCGAACAAGGTGCCGGCCTTTTCTCTTCGGTCAAGGGAGGTCACTGGCTTGCCGCGTTTGGCTTCCTGGCGATGCTCTTCGGTTCAGCAGTTCGGTGGGGAATGTCTCAGAAGTGGGAGTTCTGGAAATCGAAGGCGGGCGGATACGTGACGGCGGCATCTGCGGGACTCACCCTTCTTGGCGCTGGAATAGTCACCTCGGGAAGCCTCTCGTTTGAGCTCCTCGCCAATGCTCTTGTCGCAACGCTAGCTGCGATGGGCCTCTACAGCTCCGCGAAGGACGTCAAGAAGGCGTAGGCCTACCGACCATTCCCCAGAGCCAGGGCTGCCTCTATCGACAGGGGCGGCCCTAAGTTTTTTCGGTGTATGCTCGGAGCATGAAGAACCGATCTCCATTGGCGAATTGGAGCCCAGCGAAGCGCAAGCGCAGGGCCACGACCCCCTGGGGCCTCATGTTCCACACCAGCGGAAGGGGCATCGTTAAGCGGGCGGAGCGCGAGAGCGTCCCACCGATCGTAATGGCCCTCGCTTGGTATCGGCGAAAGAGCGGCGTCCACTACGTAATCGGCTACGACGGGACCATCTACCAGATGCTCGAGGACGATCGCCGCGGCGCCCATGTCGGCGTCTCCTTGCTCGATCGCGCTAGCTATCTGAGCGGACGCTGGCTTCGGTCAAAGAAGATTCAAAGCCGCGTCGTGGCGCTTTGGAGGAAGCGATGGAGCGGGTACAAAAGCCCGCAACACCTCTACCCCACGAGGAGCCCAAACTCTTGCTACATCGGGGTCGAGATGATTCCCCTGCCACACCTGAGCGACGACAACCTCTGGTTCACCGAAGAGCAGCACGTTGCCGCAGCCGCCCTCGCCCGAGACATCGCAAGGCGCCACGGATGGCCCGAGAACTGGATGAACACCCCACGCCTCGTCGGGCATGAGGATATCTCCCCGCTCACCAGGTGGGACCGGAACGGAGGATGGGACCCCGGAGCGCTAAGGACCACTCCGAGGTTCTCTTGGGCTAAGATCACTCGTTGAGCTTGGCAGCCTTCAGGCGCGCTCTTCGCTCCCTGTTGGCGATTCGGGAGCACTCGCGACATTGCCGCTTCCCGCTCTTCCGCACGTAGGCGTCTGCAAGCGAGTGCCCCCATTTGCAGTGGGTCTGCTTGAGTGCGGCGATCGAACGAACGAGAGGGTTGCTACCCCTCTTGCACGCCTCGGACCTCGTAATCAGCTCCAGGTGCGAAGGCTCGCAGCACCTTGCCACACGGCATGTCTGCCCGACGACCATGTCGAGAGGGATGCCGCCGAAGGCGAGCTCGTACGCAACCCTGTGAGCTTGACGAACCACGTCTCTGGACACGCCGAACTGCCCGTGCCCAGACGCCGCTCTCTGCCTTCCGCTCCAAAGAAGGCATTCGCCCGACCGAAGGAGCTTGGCGTCGAAGCGAGCGATTTCGGAGGCCGAGTACAGGCCATCGGGGTTCTCCCAGCTCGGGATCATGATTCCACCCTGAAGAGCGGGATGCAGTTGACCACGCGAGAGGGCACAACCTTCTCGGTGCGAAACTCCTCGTCGTGCGAAGCATCGTTGCACGCCACCAGGTACCCATCCCGTTCGAGCTCACGGCGAACACGAGACAGCAGGGAGTTGCACACGCCCAAGGCGTCCGACAGCACTTGCACGTTCAGACATCCGTTTCCGATGGCTCCACCGACGCCCTGAAGCTGCGTCTCCCTCGTATCTCCGTTCTCGAACATGAGCACGAAGGCGTACCCGACGATCGCCTCCCCGGTAACATCCAGGAGAAGATCCTCGCACTGCGGCACGGGCGGGTTGCCGTCGTCGATGTCCCACGAGACGAGCAAGACGTTGCTGCTCACGCGGCCGACAACGGAGCCACGCATCACTCGGTAAGCACCGACTATCGAGGCGTCGGCGTCGATCCTTTTCACACGAGCGCCTACAGCGATCACGACACTACCTCCCCGTCGCGCATGATGATGGCCCCCTTGTCGTTTTCGCCGACCCTCTCGACCCAGATTCGAAGGCCGGAGTCGATTGCATACTGGCGGACGAGCTCCAGCGAATTCTCGTCGAGGAGCGCGCCGTCTTCTACCCATACATCGCAAAGCTCTGGACTCAGAGCCCAAGCGATCGCGATAGATGCGCGAAGGCGCTCTGCACCGGAGGCTTGCCCGAAAGGCGAGCCGTTGAGGATGAGGCCGTCGTCCCCAAAGGAAAGGCCCTCAATCGGCATGTCGGCAGCGGCAAGCGCCTGGACTCTGAGCTCCTTCTCGGTCTCGATCTTGTCGGTGAGCTTGGCGACCTTCATGCGAAGCCCGTCCAGCTCCTCTTCCAGAGCCTCAGCCTGCTCCTTCTCAGCTGTAAGCCGGACGACCTCGGCATTGTGGTCCGAGCAACGGACAAGCTCCTCGCGAGCCCTCTCAAGCCCCTCAGGGTTCGGCGCGGGGATGGACTCTAGAGCCTCCACCTCGGCCTCAAGCTCTGGGATCTTTTCGGCGGCCTCCTGCTTGGCAGCCTTCAGAGCTTCCCGGGCGGCCACGAAAGCCTCCTTGGCATCCTCAACCGACTGCTTCAGCTTGTGGATTCTACCCACGCGAGAGGCGATCTTTGCCCCCGCCTCGGAGTGGGCCCGCTCTTGGTTCTGCAGGTCTTCCAAGTCCTTCAGAAGGGAAGTTTGGTCTTTCATCTCCGGGACGGGCTTCTCCGAGAAGTAGGAGAGTTTCGCCTCGAGCCTCTTGATGTCGCGATTCACGTCGCGCCGCTCATCGTAGGCCGCCCTCTCCGCTACCACGGATGCGTCAAAATCGAGGTCCAGGTCGACGCACCCCATGAGGACCTTTCTCTGCTCGGCGCCGGACAGTCGCGAGAACTTCATTGGGTCTATGAAGCGCTTTCCGACGAGCGCATCGAGCATCTTCTGGGGCGAGGACACCTTGCCGTCCGCGTTGGTGACCTCAAGGGTGCTGCCTTTGGCAGTGAAACGGCGCCGCACGATGAGCTCTCCGTCGTCAAACACCACCCGTATGGATGCCTTCTTGGCGCCATGCCGAATTGGGTCTTCGGGGAGCTCGCGACCGCCACCGATCGCCGCGGACATTGCCCCGAGGAGGGAGGACTTGCCCTCTGTGTTGTTTCCCCCGATGAGCATGAGGGAGGACTTGCCCGGCTCGATTATCACCGAGCGAAGCTTCTTGTAGTCGTTGATCTCTAGAGAAGTGATTTTCTTTGCCATTGGAGTGTCTTTCTCACTTGTTGAATTCGGACCAAGAGACGATCTGCATCTTGGTCATGTTGCTGGGTTCGTCCAAGAGGATCAGCGTCGAGCCTTCAGACGGGTGACTGTACGGAGCGACCGAGGGGCGAGGCCGCCTAGGGCTTCGTTCTCGGAACTCCGACATGGCCTTCTCGGTGAGCCATGGCGCGATGCTGCTCATCGAGACATCGCCTCGACGTTTGCATCCTTCGAGAGGAGGAGAGCCGCGTCCTCACCTTCGAGCACGTGGTAGAGGCGCCCTTCCCACTCGAACGGCTCTCCTGCCCACGAGACCTGGAAGAAGACGCGATCGCCGACTTCGAACGACGGAGGGGACATGTACTCGCGAGGTGCCCCCACTCCGTCATGATGCGCAGCGTTGCGCGGCGACGAGTAGAAGTCCTTGTCGATTGCCACGACCTTGCCTACTCGGTCGCGCCCCTCACCTATTTTTTCAGCCCTCTTCGAGTCCAGGCGGACTACGAGACCGGACTCCGATTCAACTTCTTTCGTCTCTTCGATTTCGATGATGATGCGGCCGAGGATCGGCCGAATTGGGAATGGCATTGCGATATTCTTTCTGTGTTAGAGTGTTGGCGCTTCTGTCGCCATTGGAGCACCTCTGGAGGCCCGGACGATGCTCACGCAATCCGGGCCTCCACTTTTTCGGTGAAAAAAGGAGCGGCAGGGAGCCTACTTGGGCACTGCCCCTCTCGGGGCGGGCTGTTGACACCGTGAAGAAGACCGAGAGTCTCCCCACCGCTCACTAAAACTACTCGGACTCGTCGTCCGACTTTGGGCGCTCTTCTTCTCCGCGTCGAAAGCGGAGCTCGCGCTCGTGGTCAAATTTCCAGCATGACGGACCCATCTGGACCATCGGGACCGAGCCCGACATCACATGCTTTGGTTTGAACTTCTCAGCCACGTTCCACCCCCTCTTTAGCACACCCCTCCGGCAGAGCGCACCCAAAGTGCTCTGCGAGGTACTCGCACTCAGCAAAAAACGACCCCTGGCACGGGCACCACGCCAGGTACGTATCGCCCTCCACGAAGGCGAAGATCTGCCGGAGGCCAGGGTTGACCCAGTAGCCAAAGTGGGAGAAGTCGCTCTTGGTGTTCAGAGCCGCCCACCCCTTGGAGTACAGGCCGGGACCGTTCTGCCAGTGAGAAACATCTCGCCCCTCCCCTGGGCTCACGAAGCCGATGACTACCTTCGCCCCGCTCTCCTCTTCGTACGTGCCCCGCTGTTCACCGATGTAGACGCCGAGGCGCCGGTTCATCCCCCAGTACGCCTCCAGCTCCGCTTCGAGCCGCTCGCGCTCCATGCCGAACGTCTCTTCCTCGTCGGCCCGACGCCGCGCGCAGAACTTCGCGAAAGCCACCAAGGCAGCCCAAGCGGGATCATGGTAGGTCTCTCCCTCGTTCACCGCCCTGGTGAACAGGGCCTGGCGAAACTCGTCGTTATCCATGATCTCGACAGACACTAGAGTTTGCCCTCCACCCAAACGAGCTCGGACTTGGCCCGGGTCACGGCGACGTACTCAATGTTCGCCTCCTCCGACTTGTTGCACCACGGCGGGCAGTCTTTTCGCTTGGAGAAGAATGTGTCCTCCAGGAGCCATACGCGGTCTGCCTCCAGCCCCTTCGACTTGTGCACGGAGGAGAGGATCACGCGGTTCCCCTTGCCCTTCGTGTCCGCAAAGAGGTCGTCTATGCGAGCGAGTAGCTCGCTGCCGGAAGCAAGACCATCTGAGAGGTAGACGAGCGTTTCGTGCTGGTCGAGGAGCTTTGCGATCGTCGCCTCCCCCTTCTCCCCACGAAGCTGCGCCTTCTTCACGGCTTCGTCGAGCCAGACATCCAGCCTGGCCAGGAATTTCTTGAACGATGACCTCGCCGGCCCGTTGTTCAGCTTCTTCACCACAGCGGCGAGGCCGCGGCCGACGTCGCGACCTTCGATGTTTGCGCGCTTCCCATCCCGGAGGAGCTTCAGACAGACCGACACAAGCGGCGCGTTCGTCCGAGACAGGATGAAGTCCTTTGGCTTCACACCTTCGAGGCAAAGGCCGATGTTTGTCTTGCGCACAATCCCCTGCGGGTTTGACGAGTGGGCGACAAAGTCGGGTACGAGCCTCTTCGCCTCTTGAACGATCTTGCTGCCACACCGATACGTCGTATTTAGCCCCATCTCCTGCGCTTTGAGAGCCTTCAGGAGGCGGTCGATCGACCCCGAGTCGGCGCCGCGGAAGCCGTAGATGGCCTGCCGATCGTCGCCGACGACGCAGATACGACCGCTGGCGCGCTTGACCAACATTGCCAGCTCAATCTGTGAAGCGTTCATGTCTTGGGCCTCGTCAATCACCACGAGGTCGAAGCGTGGGCGAGCCCATCCGTTGCGGACGGGGAGCCACACCATGTCATCAAAATCCACGGTCCCGTCGCGGTACGAGGCGCCGATCCAGAGCATCTGGACCGCGGCAGAGGCTAGGTACTCCACCGTGTACCCATCCTCTTCCCAGTCTTCGTCCATGTTGATGCCGAAGCGGTCGGCGATGGCGACGGCCCTGCGGATGTCCTTGGGCTCCGGCGTAGCCATAGGGAGGATCGCCTTGAGCTTTGATGCGAGCTTACACACTTCCGCCCGGACGTCGTCCGGCGCCCCGGGGCACGCCTTTTCCGAGATTGCCCACGAACGCTTGTTTGCCGAATCGATTCGGACCCCATTCCAGTGCGAGCGAACGAACCCGTAGCCGAGCGAGTGCAGTGTCTTTGCCTCCGCGCCAACAGGCAGTCGCTCATTGAGCTCCTCCGCGATCTTCTTGTTGAATGCAGCGAGAAGGACCTTCCCCGTCTCGACGCCGAGGTACCTGCCAACTGCTTCGACGATTGTTGTCGTCTTCCCTGTCCCCGCTCGTGCGCGGACTACAAGGTTTCCATCACCGGAGATGAACCACGAGAAAATCGAGTTCTGCTGCTCCGACCATTTTTTGTCACCCATACCAGCCTTCTTCCTGCCCCCCAGGGGCGATGTGTCAACAGAGCTAAGAGATTAGCGTGTCCCCGAGGCGCCTCACCAGCGCCCGATAGTCCTTCTCGGGGAGCATCCCCCGGAGAGCCTCGCAGGCGAGAAAACCCTCAACCGGAGTCCGAATCTCGCGGATCGCATCGATGACCGAGTTGCGGTTGCCGTTGATCCAGTTTGTGGCCATTTCAGACGGGCTCATGAGTTCATCCCATGGACAACGATTTCCAAAAGACGAGCCTCCACGAGGCTCCTGGTTTGCTTGCAGCGCCTTAGCGCCATCGAGAGGATTGCCTTCTTCCCGATGCCAACGGCCTCCGACTGCTCAAGCATCAGAGCCCATTCCCCCGCGGCAAGGCGGGAGTTGAGCTTTACGAGCTGGTGGAAGCGACGAATTGTTCTGTAGCGACCGATCAAAGCTCTACTCCCCTTCTCCTTGCGATCATCGCGAGGGACTCGCAGATCGCACCCTCCATTGATTTAGATGCGTGATGAAGGCTTCCGCCGTTCCATGACATGAAGACGGACCACCTTCCGGCGCCCGGAAGGCGAGAACACGAGATCCCAGTTACGCCCAGCTTGCCAACCATCGATTCAAACTTCTCGAAGTCCACTTACGCCTCCTCGAACCGTAGGAGGCCGATGAACAAGGACTCGTAGTCCGGGCTTACGACGTCGATCGCCATTACGCCGCGGTCCAGGGACCGAACCCAGATGTTTCCATCATCGTCCACGGCGATCTTGGCGCCAGGAGCCGCCCCCGCGAAGGCCTTGTAGCCTTCATCATCCAGAGGCTCCCACGAGAGCCCAAAGACGGCTTCATAAACCTCTTCGTGGCTCACTGGTTCGCCTCCAGTTCGCGCTTGGCGCGCTTAGCGGCAGCTTCTTTCTTGCTGCGGCGAGAAAGCTGCTCACGGGTTAGCGGGCGAAGCTTAGCTAGAAAGCGGTGGGACTCCACGGAGTTTGCGTGGAACGCGTACGTCAAACCGTACTTGGTGTTGCCGCCGGCGATGTAGTCGTTGTGAATCTTGCCGCCGGCGATGTAGTCGTTGTGAATCTTGGCAGCGTCCATGTGGTCCTCGCGGGTCCAGGTAGAGAAGTGCGCGCCGGCGATCTGAGCATCGACGTCGGTCCCTTCGGTGTCCCGGATGTAGGGGCCGAGGATGCCGTAGACGAGGCAGCCATTGCGTGTGCGGCCGATTACTTCGCCATTGCGAACCGGGCCATACTGGGGTGCTTTGTCTTCTTTGTTAGCCATATCAGTCTTCTTTCCAGCCCCCCCGTTCGAGGAGCCAAGGTGTCAACAGGTTCTAAGCTAAGTGGAATTGAACTGCCACGCAAGTTAAAACGGTAGAAAAGGCAAAAAAAAAGAGCTAGGGTGCAGCATGGCAAAGAAACCAGCGCCCAAACTGTCGATTCAATACATGCCGATTAGCGAGCTCGTTTCGGCGAAACGGAACCCAAAGCGACACCGCCTTGACGAGATATCCGGCTCGATAGAGCGCCATGGCTACACACGGCCACTCCTCATCAACGAGAAGACGGGACGACTTGTCGCAGGGCACGGCCGACTGAAGGCCCTGTGCAAGATGCGCGACGAGGGAAGGCCGGCGCCGAGGAGAATCAGGGTCGACGGCGACGAGTGGCTAGTTCCAGTTGTCCGAGGCGTCACGTTCAAGAGCGAGAAGGAAGCCGAGGCTTACCTGCTCGCCGACAACCGAGTCGGTGAGCTTGGAGGCTACGACGACAGCGCGTTGCAAGCGATGCTCGCAGAGATCGACAGCCTGGACGGGACCGGCTTCGACGAGGGCTTCTTCGAAGATCTCACTTACAAGCTGGAGAGCAAGGAAGGCCCCAAAGAGCCGGAGCCATCGTTCATGGACGGGCAGCTCAAGCAACTCATCTGCCTCTTCAGTACCGAGGAGTACGACGAGGTCACAGATCGTATGGAGGCTGTCGCCGAGGCCGAGGGGCTCGAGACCAACACCGCTGTGCTTCTGCATTTGCTAGACACCTACGCCGCGGGCTAGTCTCAGGGCATGGCAAAGGCAAAGGCGCCGACCGAGGCGACGATCGAATACATGCCCCTTGAGACGTTGGTGGCGGCGAAGCGGAACCCGAAGCGGCACAACATGGCTGCCATCAGCGATGCTATCGACCGGCATGGCTACGTTCGCCCGGTAATGCTCAACGAGAAGACTGGGCGCCTTGTCGCCGGCCACGGGCGAGTCTCCGCGCTTCGAGAGATGAAGCTTAGCGGCAGCAAGCCACCGGCGCGCGTCGAGCTCAACGGCGACGGCGATTGGCTCATCCCCGTGGTTCGCGGCATCAGCTTCAAGACCGAGGCGGAGGCGGAGGCCTACCTCCTGGCGGACAACCGTGTTGGCGAGCTTGGAGGGTATGACGAGGACGAACTCCGTCGAATCCTGAACGACACCGACGAGATTTCGGGCACGGGGTTCACGGAGGAGTTTCGCGACCGACTCGACGCGAAGCTCAGCGGCGAAGGTGGGCGAGCCAAGAACCCCGAGGAGCTCTACTCCGGGTTCGTGAACGCGAGCATTAAGCAGCTCGTCTTTCTCTTCAAAGCGGCGGAGATGGAACATGTCACGAAAAAACTCGACACCATTGCGTCTGAACACGAGCTGGAGTCGCACGGAGACGTGCTCGTACATCTCCTCGATTCCTACGAGAACAGTTAGCCTCCGCCCTCTTCCCGAGGGCGTAGAGGTCGGGGCTGTGGCGACCGACGCCCACTACGACACCGTCATCGACAGCGCCTGCATCCTCAAGACGGAGGACGGCGAGACGATCGGAGCCTACATTCCTGTTGACCGTGGATGCATTTCCGACCTGGAGAGGCACCTGGACACCATCAAGTTCACGACCTCTTCGAGGACGTCGGGAATGAAGGCCAAGGCGATGATCTTCGGAGCGCAGCCGCGGAGTACGCTTCGGCGGGACTACTGCACCATGGCAGGGATGAGCTGGAACTACCCCGAGCCGCACCGCGCGCTCGTGGAGACCGGGGCATTCATGTCCGAGGTTCTGAAGGCGATATCGCCAGACACCTGGCGCGCGCAAAGGGCCCAGGTCGAGGGCATCCTTCCCGTCTGGCGCTTTGGAGACGACAGCGTGTTCACGTCTGGCATTGCAAACCTGAGCACGGCGCACACCTACCACCGGGACAAGGGCAACTTCCCGGGGAGCTGGAACTGCATGCTCGCATGGCTCCGAGAGGCCGACGGCGGCAGAACCGTGTTCCCCGCGATCGGCGCCGCGTTCGACTTCAGCCAGCCAGCCCTTACGAGCTTTCACGCAGAGCAGTACCTACACGGCGTTACCCGAATCCGACGCCGGCCAGGAGGCAAGCGCTACAGCGTCGTCTACTACGCGATGAAAGGCCTCACCCAATGCGGGACCCCCGACGAAGAGATTGAGCGATTCCGTCGAGTGAGGACAGAGCGCGAGCGCAAGCGGCGCTCAGGCAAGAAAGGCTGAGATCTTCTCAGCCACGGCCCTGGCATCGAGGCGCTCTGAGATTTCAATCTCCAGGCGCTTGCCTTCGAACTCCGACAGCTCGTAGAAGCGGCGACTCTTTGTGACTCGCCCCTTCACCCACGCTGGGTTCTGCTTCGACCCGCGGGCGGCCCTGCGACTTGCGGCAATCTCCGAGCCGTGCAGAAGTACGCAGCGGAGTTCCGCCCCCTGGGAGGCGAGCCACGAGACGACCTTCTGGTTCGAGAAGCGATCGCCATCAAAGAAGGTTCTCTCGTAGCGGCTCAGAGCCGAGCCCCAGAATGCCAGCGCGGCCTCGACTCCGTTGTACGGCACCGTGTCGGCACCATCGAATTTCGTCCCCGTGTAGTGCCCTGCCGCAGCGACCTTGCCGCGACCACCCATTGTCCACTTGGGGCTCTTGTTCATCGCATTCTCGTGCTCGAGGAGAAGGCGCACTGCAGAGGTCTTCCCGGTTCCAGGCTCCCCTACGACAAAGATTGCTATCGGTGCTTTTCGTTCCATTGGTTTCCAAACTCCGGCCATTCCACATCCATCATGATGACTTCGCCGGTATTCAAGTAGTGGTTTTGCTTCTCTGGGACAAGGCCCGGGTCCAAGGGACACTCCTCGACGAGGAGCCGCGCTGGCAGCTCTGCGCTACGAGCTCCCCAGAAGACATCCGCGATGTCCTGCGAGAGGCGCCCCTCGGCCTTCTTGATGCGGTTGTAGAGCATGTCGTTGTAGACGTTCGGGTAGCGACGGTTCGGCTTATGCCACGACTTGTACGTGCAGAACGCCGACTCCAGGGTGAAGAGTGAGACGGTATCGTCGCCAGGCATTCGCGCTCGCGCCTCAGAGAGCAACTCCTCCGCCTCTTCGGCCAGCCACCCGATCATGTTTGCGGAGTAGCGCCCATCAAAGCCGGGGTTCGACTTGTCCCAATACAGGTCATCTCTTCCGAGCACTTTGCAGAGACCGTTCCTGTGGGACTTCGACCCCGAGCGGTCTCCGAGGAAAAGACTAGAGCACTCCAGGGGAACCCCGGCGATCTTCAGGTACTCCAGATAGCTGAAGGTGGACAGGCGGCCAAACGAGTAGAAGTGGCCGCTCACGAGACCCCAGATGGCCTCGAAGTTCTTCTTCTCATCCGAGGCCCGGTCGAAGAGCTTCTCCTGCGTCCCGCCGATCGAACGCACGACTTCCGCGTATCGCTCCACGCTCTGCAGGAAGTTCTTCTTGTGGTAGCGGCGGTCGGTGTCGAATTCGAGACGCTCGTACTCGGCATTGAACCAGGCCCCCAGGGCCGCTTGGTTCAGGCCACGGAGCTCTGGGAATTTCTCGAAGATCGCGAGGCTCGTTATCGGGTTCTGCGTGTTGCCGTTGAGGAACGCAAACCAGAGCCTCTCCTCCATCCCCCACCCGTAAAGGCCCGCGAGATGGGGGAGCAAGTAGTAGACACACCCGGGGTGACTCCGGTGGCGAGTATGGAACTCGTAGAACCGGAGGAAAACCTCCCTCCGGTACTCAGGGAGCCGAAAGTCCATACCCCGCTCAAGCTTCCCGGTCTCGGCCACCCCATGGAGGTGAGACCAGCGGCCGGGACGACGAATCACTCTCCAGCCTCAGTGCACTCTGCGCAGAGATCATCGTCGGAGGGAACGCCGCAGAGCTCGCAGAGTTTGAACTCCTCCGCAGCCTTCTCAACGGCCTCTTCCTCTTCTGCTTGCTCAGCGGCTTTCTTCTTGGCCGCCTTGGCCGCGCGAGCTTTTGCAGCTCGCTCCTTGGCCGCCTCTGCTTTCGCCTCCTCAGCGGCCTGTTTGGCGCTTTTCCCGGTGGCTGCCTTCTTGCGCGCCGCCGACTTGGCTGCGAGCTTTCCGGCAAGACCGGATTCCAGCTTAGGCTTCTCCGGGGCATCTACGATTTGATGGTCGGCGTCGATGATGGCGCGAGCGTCGGCTGCTGCGTCGTCCGACGCAATGTTGTCGATCGCAACAGCAAGCGCGGCCGGCTCTTCCAGCGGCAGCTGGTTCGAGTGGCGCTTGATGATGAACTTCCGCGCCATCTGCTCAGGCCACTTATCCCACGCGGGCGACTTGCCCTTCGCAGACGACCTGGCTTTCTCAACTTCGTTCCAGTTCGCGTACTCGCAGTCATGCGTCCCATCGGTGTAGGTGACCCTTGAATAGACGCCCACGGCAGGCCCACGCTCGGTGCCAACCTTCACCCGGTGGTAGTTCGACGATGGCGAGTCCGGGTCCATGAGGTCCATTGAGAACTCATCATTCTCGTGGACCACCTGCGAGCGTATCGACTTCACGATCGGCGAGTTGGTGACCAGCCGCATGAGCCCTCGGTAGCCAGGCATGAGCTGCACACACTCGCAGCCGAGGTTCTTGTCCCAGTACGGGATGAGGTACGCCTCACCACGAGGCCCCTCAGGCTCCAGCCCGAGCTGCGCAGCGGTGATGAGCGCCATGTAGAGCGACGGCCACGTCCTCGGGTCCTGAAACTTCGGCTCCTGCGCCACGAGGCGAGTGCCAACGCGGATCAGCGTCACGGGGTCGATCGACTCAGTGCACCATTCTGCGAGTGTATCGGACCTTTGCGAGAGCCAGTGCTTCACCTGCACCGAGGGGTGCGGCCCGTTGGGTTTCTTTTCGATTGCTTCGTTCTTTTTCGTTGCCATTGGTATTTTCCTGTCTGATTTCAGATCGTTCTTATTTCAGCGTTAGCGCTACTTGACCAGGAAGTTCCTGGTTGGTTCACCGGTGAACTCTTCCTTGAGCTCTTCGAACCGGCGATCGGAGACGCCAAACTCATCACGCAGATGCTCGACGAATTTTGCGTATGACGTGGACCCGCGAGCCTTCCGCTTCCATGTAACAGCGGGCTTTCCGGTTGGGAGGAGTAGCCCCTGGTGGTGCCCGATCGCAAGCTGGATGCGCTGCTTAGCCAGCTCCATTCTTCCGTCTGCCGCCTTCTTGTCGGCGCGGGCTGCCTTGTAGGCTGCGATGTCGGAGAGGGTTTCGACCTCAATGTCGATCATATCCTCAGTGTGCTTTTTGAAGCGCCCCTTGAGGTACTCCGAGAACATTTCCGTCCCATCTGGCTCCGGCTCGACCCCCTCTTCGACCTTCTTCCAGAAGAGTTCCGCCTCCTCCAGGAGGTAGTCCTCGACAGCTTGGTCGTGAGGGATGTGAAAGACGCGGTAGATGTGGGTGTCGATGAGCGCCGAGAGCTGCGCCTCCTTCACCCCCAGGAGCGCGCGGTACCACGCTACCTGAATCTTCTTATCGTCCGGGACCTCCATGTTCTCGAGGTCGTACTTCTTGGCCGCCATCATCCCGTGCGACTTGGCCTCCCAGATGCGAAACGGGTCGCCAAGGTGGACCACTTCGCCGGTCTCAGAGTTCAGGGCGACGACGCCGCCTTCTGGCTCCAACTGCGGAGGCTCCCTGTAGCAGAGGCGATCAGGCGTGCCCAGCATCCAGTGGTACTTCGGGCTCCGATACGTGACCGCGGGCTCCACTAGGCTAAGCCCTGTATCGTCCGCATAACGCTTGGCGAGCACGGGCTCCAATATGTGCCCCCACTCCGTCCTCTCATTGCCCTCGAAGGGTTTGGGCGGAGCGGTGTCGATCGGCAGCCCAAGGCCATGACGCTTCTCCAAGTAGATATCTATGGGCCCTCTGTACGGAGACTCCCCGCAGATCGCTACCATGTCGGTGCCTCCGAGGCCGGAGGCGCGAGCGCGAAGCTGTTCGGCTGAGAGGGCCACCTAGCAGCCCTCCACCTTCATCGCCATCTCACGGGAAGCTTGACCATGTCTTCTCGGACGATGTTGGAGAGGTACGCGGAGTTCCCGCCTCCCCCCAGGTCGGTGAGGATGAATGCGAAGCCGACCCCACCGGGGACGAAGTCGCCAATAACCTTGCCGAGGGCAGCACAGCATTACTCGATCTCCGTGCGGGTAAGCCCGCTCTTCCCTATCACTTCTCTTGCCATTGGTTTTCTTTCCGGTCTCCGAGGTTGCCAAATGGAGCCCTTAAGGGCATATTGACGGAGAGGCCAGGAAAAGGCAATGGCCTCTTTGCTAGAAAGGACACAGATGGCAGATAAGAAAACCGACAGCAAACTCTCTAGAGGGCGCGGGCGTCCACGTTCCCCCGCGAGGACCGAGTTCGGGCGATGGATGGATAGAAACGGCATTTCTGCCGAGGTATTGGCTACTGTAGGCGGCTGCTCGCAGACGAGCGTAAACACGATACGGAGGGGGATGCAGCTGCCAAGCTTGACCGTCGCCAGCCGGTTCATCGTGTTCAGTAGGACGCAGGGCGACCCTATCGACATCCTTGCGTTCTTTCCGAAGAAGTAGCAGCAAAAGAGCCAGCTCTCACGAAAAGACAGGCCACGCCGAGAAAAAAACTTTTGGAGAGGAGTTGCCTTCCGGGGGAAACCCGGGCATAACCGAGGGGCACCACTTCCCTTGCCAGGAGACAGCAATTCCGCTGACAGTAGATTTCGAGACCACCAGCCCCGACGCACGACCCCCTCTCCTGGGCGGAAGTGGTGCAACGTCGGAGGCAGGTGGTCTCTTTTTTTGCAAGGGGGAGCGTTGAGCAGTTCGGGCTACATCAAGCTCTACAGGGAGTTCGTAGGGTCCTCGGTTTGGACCATGAGCGACTCAGATCTGCGGCTGGCGATTTACTGCCTATGCCAAGCGAATTGGAAGGACGGACTCTTCCAGGGAGCTGAGATCCCTAGGGGTTCGTTCGCAACTTCCATCGACAGCATTTGCCGGGACCTCGGCAAAACCGCGACACCCAAGAAGGTACGCGGAGGCCTAGCCAGACTTGAGCGAGATAATTTCATCCAGGTTTCGGCAAAAAGGGGCATTCGGTTCACGGTGATAACCGTAGTGAATTACGAAGCTTTTCAGGACGAGGACGACGAGAAGGGCGAACAAAGGGCGAACAAAGGGCGAACAAAGGGCGACAATAGAAGAAGGGAAGAAGGGAAGAAGGAAACTATGTCCGAGGTCGAGACCCCGGACAGGAAGTCACCTTCCAAACCCAAGCCCCCACCCCCAGAGCAGGCGATACGATGCGCAAGCTACCTGCAGCGCCATATCGTCAAAATGGACCCTGGGCACCGGCTAGCCAAGACCTTCACCGACAGCCAGCGCACGAAGTGGGCTGCCACACTAGAGCTAGCACACCGCATCGACGGTCGAAGCTGGGGCGAGATCAAAGCCACGATCGAATGGCTGCACTCGAATCGAGACCGGGTGCAAAGGGGCGGCTTCGTCGTCTTCTCAGCCCAGGCGCTTCGAGAAAAATTCGATTCCATCCGGGCGGCCCGCAACCGTGACCAGACGGCAAACCTGCCAGCCGGCACCATTGCTGCGGCACCCAAGAAACTCAAACCATCCGAGATTGACGCCGCCAGAAGAGCGGCAGAGGAGCAAGCATGAGCGACGAGAGAAGAGCGTATCGAGCCCTAGCGGCCGAGGACGCCGAGAGGGCCACGATTGGAGCCCTAGTCATGAACCCCGGTGCACTTGGCTGGGTGGACCTGCGAACGGCCCATTTCTCACTACCCCTTCACCAGCACACCTTCGAGGCAATGAGGGGGCTTTGGGACGAAGACCGGGCTATCGACGAGATCACGATCTTGGACGCCCTGGAGCGAGAGATTCCGAACGTGAGCCTTTCGGAAATCTCTAAGCTCATCACCACCACAGCCACCGGCGACAACATCGAGCACTGGGCCGCAATCCTCGAAGAGCACCGGCGCAAGCGCGTGCTGCACTCCGTCGCCAGTTCTGCAAACACCGAGCTTCTCGCAGGCAAAGCCTCCAGCGAGGTTTTCGACCAGATGATCGAGTCTCTCACGGAGATCTCCAGCGAGACCAAGGCCGTTTCTGAGACGATGGAGGAGGTGGGGCACCGCGTCGAGGAAGTGCTTCGGCGGGCGTGGGAGGGCGGCGAGACGAGCCGCCTGCCAAGCGGCATCGTCGACCTCGACAAAGAGATCGGAGGATTCCCAGTTGGCGTCCCAACGGCGATCGGAGCTCGTCCCGGAGTGGGCAAGTCTCTTACGCTCTGGAACATTGTCCACGCAGCCTGCCTGCGAGGAGAGAACGTCGTCGTTCTCACCAACGAGGACAATGCCGACCGAACCTACAAGGTGGGCCTCGCGTACTACAGCGGAGTTGAACGGCGACGGCTCGAATCTAGCTCCCTATCTCCCCTTGAGAGGGCCAGGATCACCCAGGCCTTTGCGGACACCGCCGAGGCGAATTCTCGGTACCACACGGTTCCCATCCACGGGAAGAAGATGATCGAGGTCTGTCGAATCGCACGGGCCATGTGCCGACGATACAGCCCCACGATCCTCGCTCTCGACTACATCCAGAACGTCCCCAACCCGGAGCCGGGTATGACTCGAAACTACGGCATCGAGGAAAACCTCACACACTGGGATGCATTGGTCGCCGAGGAGAACGTCGTCGGGATTCTCATGGGGCAGCTCAAGCGCCTCGAGCCCGGCGCTATCCCCACGATGAGCGACTTCAAGGACTCGGGCAGCATTGAGCAGAAGGCGAAGTGCATGCTCACCTTGAGTGACCTTCCCACCCGCAACGAGGGCTACCAGTTCAGCACTGAGCCGAATTTCAGCATCGGAGTCGTTAAGAATTCCGAGGGGCTCAGCGACTTCGCTGTTGACTGCATCGTCGACAAAGGTCTGGGCAAATTCAAATGACCGAGTTTCCAGAGGGCAAGCGCCCCGAGTTCAGCAAGCGCTCCCCAGGTCGCATGCGCAGCGCCGACATCGAGCGAAGCAAGAGGTTTGATCAGCATCTCTTGCAGCGCTACAACAGCGAACAGCTCACCTACGCCGACCTTGCGAAGCTCTACAGGATGGGTACGAGCACGATTCGCGACCGGATCGACAACGCGCGACGCGAGAACCTCCCAAAGACAGCCAAGGTCGGCGCGGAGGCGCGGAGGCGCCAGGCCAAGGCATGGCGCAAGGCTGCTGTCCTTCTCGACGCTGTCCAGCTCACTTCGCCAGGGCGCAAGGATGAGATGCAGGATCTTGCCATGGAGGCTCTACAGCGAGCTCGCGCGATCGACGACGAGGTTGGTGAGCCATGAGCCGAACGAAACAGCAAGACCACGGGTTCGAGTTCTTCCCCACCGAGAGGGCGGTGGTCCACGCCCTGCTAGAGTGCCCAGAACTGGAGCTCAGCGGCGGGATATGGATCGACCCTTGCGCTGGGAGTGGGCGCATCATCGAGGCCACCAGGGAGCGCAGAGACGACGTCTCGTGGTTCGTCTGCGAGCTCGACCCTCGGTTCGACGGCATGCTCTCAAGAGTCCTGGACGCTGAGAGGGACCACCAGGAACCCTACCAGGATTTCGTCTCGGCACCCTGGAACCTACCCAGGGCCAAGGTCGCAATCTTCAACCCGCCGTTCAGCCACACGACCGACTTTGTCGAGGCGGCTATGGAGCGGGCGGAAACAGTGATCTGCTTGCAGCGGCAGGCATGGTTCGGCAGCCAGAAGCGCGCGGGCTGGCTCAGAGAGCACTGCCCGGACACCTACGATCTGCCCTGGCGTCCAAGCTTCCGCCCGGACGGGAAAACCGACAATTGCGAGTACTCGTGGTACGTCTGGCCGAATGGCGAGTTCAACCGGCGAAGCGGGCGAAGAATGATGCTCGACGCGCCCGACAACCGGCAGAGAGAAATTTTCGGGGAATAGCCCCACAACCAAGGAAAAACAGATGGCAAAGACCAAACGACAACGTAGACAACAGCAAATCTCCGGCACTGAGCGGAAGGAGATTGAACACCTCACCGACGCCGCCGAGGCCTACCGCAAGACCGTGGCGGAGCGCATGGCTCTCCAGAAGGTTGAGGCCGACCAGAAGGCTCACCTTCTGAACACCATCCACAGGTGCATCCACGACAAGGACATCGAGGCGCCTCCTACGGACAAAAGCACGCCCACGATCGTCTACAAGTACGAGGACGACGATGGCGTCGAGCGGGACGTGAAGTTCCAGTACGGCAAGGAAACCATCAAGGTGAACAAGGCAGAAGGGCAGGGAAGTGAATAGCTTCTTTGTGCACGGAGTTCCTACCCCGAAGGGCTCAGCTCGAGCTCTTCGGGGTACTCCCTACGGGCCCCCTTGCCCCAGCTGCAAACAGCGCAAGACGGGGCACCCGCGAGTCTTCAGCGACAACGCGAACCTCAAGGGCTGGGAGCAAGCAATCCGTGGCACCGCGAGGGCTTCGCGCGCAGAGAAGATCACTGGCCCGGTCGAGGTCGACCTTGAGTTCCACATGCCACGCCCCAAGGGACACTGGGGAACCGGCAGGAACGCCCACAAGCTGAAGCCAAGCGCTCCGCTCTTCCACTACGTCAAGCCCGACTTGGACAAGTTGGAGCGCGCCGTGCTGGACGGCCTGGCCCAGATCTGCTTCGGCGACGACACGTTCGTCGTGAGGCTCAATGGCAGCAAATTCTACAGCAGCACCCCAGGGGTGCATATCTACTACCGAGAGGCGACAGTATGGACACCGAGGTCAATGAAGCAAGAGAGTCCTTCACAGGGCGAATTGCCGCTGGCAGCTGGTACAAGGACAGCAAAAGAGTCTACGTGACTCTGAACTGCAAGAAGACCGGGGCGACAACCCGCTCCAAGGCGGAGGCCGTGGCTCGACGAGCCACCGACGCTAGAGGCTTCCCGGCCTGGGACTGCATCCGCGTCGAGCGAACGCGGAGCACCCCGGATATCTGCTTGGTCATCGGAGCCGTGAAATGAAGTCGGTGCACCAAGCGGCAATCGACCGTGGCCTGGAAATGACGGCAAAGGACGAGGAGCGCGCGCGGCAGATCTTCGAGATCGTGCGCAAGGCCCTGTTCCCCTACAACGTGGACTTCAGGACGGTCGCGGACATCGTAGAGAACACTCTCAGCGTGGGGCGCCTCATTGGCGCGGACCAGGAACACCGGCGTCTCGCGAAGATCGAAGCCGACGAGGAGGCGAAGGTGAAGGAATTCATCAAGCGTACTCGAAAGTTCCGCGACCCGAAGGAGTTGGGAAATTGAGGTCGAAGAACACAGGAATCGGGCGCCTGCACAAGCTCTTGGACAGGAACCCCAACGCAGCAAACCTAAAGGTCCCAAGGGATGTCGCCGAGCGCGTCATCCTCGAGATGATGGCAGCGGCTTCCAAGGTGGAGCTCCTGCGTCAAGAGAACCTTTATTTGAAGAAAGAACTCGAGGCGTTAAGGTGAGGTACTCAGACATCCCCATGCTCACGAGCGAGTCGCCATACTCCGTCGACGTCTCCTGGAGCTACCTAGAGAGCTGGATTGCATCCCAGGAAAGAGACTGCGTGAAGTTTGAGCTCGACCCGGACTTTCAGCGGTACCACGTCTGGGACGACGTCAAGCGCACGCGTTACGTGGAATTCATCCTCCGAGGCGGTCGCTCATCTCGCGCTCTATACTTCAACTGCGCGGGCTACCTCGGACCCGACGACGAGGGCCCAATGCAGCTCGTCGACGGCAAGCAGCGCCTTACCGCCGTTCGGCGATGGCTCCGCGACGAGGTGAGAGCCTTTGGAGTTTTTCACAGCGACATGGTGGGCCGCATGGGACTCGGCGGCCCAGGGTTCAAGGTTCACGTGAACAACCTTCCCAGAAGGGCGGACGTTCTGCGCTGGTACCTCGAACTCAACGCCGGAGGCGTCGCCCATACCCCCGAGGAGATCGCGAGAGTGCAGGCGCTCCTGGACCGCGAGCCCCTTGGTAAAAACACCCCATGACCAAAGCACAGAGAACACAGCGAGAGCAGCTTGCGGAGGCCCAGGCGAAGTTGCGGGCAGTAGAGGCTCTCATCCCAGAGCTAGAGCGCAATCGCAGCACCGGAGCCGTCGCAAAGCGGCTTCGAGCGATACTCGGCCTCGCAGAGCAGAAGAAGCTCTTTCAGTGACGGACACCTTTGCGACCTGCATACGCTGCCGGCAGCGCTACTCCGAAGCTGACCACGAATGCCTTGAGGAGATGACACTGGACGAGCTTTTCGCCCATGGCGAGGAACTAGTCCACCTGGAAACACACCCGACACCCGAGGAAAACCAATGAGCGACGAACACGAAATCATCAAACGTGCCAGGAGCGCGACTAGGGAAGAGGGCCCTCTGAGAGACTTCATCTCACTGGTCTTCGTCCTAGGCGTAACCCCCTTGGTCATTAGCGCCTACGCCTCATTCTGCGGATGGGCATGGAGGCTGATCCCATGAGCGAGTTTGCAGAAGATCTCCCCTACTGGAAAACCTCAAGCTCCGGCCCGGACGCATGGCTAGAGAAGGCATCTCGGGAAATCGGCAAGGCCGGGGGGAATATCCTCGCGGAGGGATTCGGGAACTCCAACGGCGATGCCGCCTACATGCTTCGCTTCGAGATGGACGGCTCCACCTACCGGATCGTCTGGCCATGCGCCAAGAGCAAGCGCGGGGACACCGACAACGCCTTCACAAAGGCATCGCGCCGACAGGCTGCCACAATGCTCTTTCACGACGTGAAGGCGATGTGCGTTAAGGCCAGAGCCCTAGGCTCCGAGACCGCCTTCTTCTCACACCTCGAGCTCCCAGGCGGCAAGGTCGCGAGCGAGATGGTCGGGGCCACTGGCGATCTTCCGAAGCTACTCGGAGCACCCCAGTGATCGGCATCTGCGGGCACCAGCAAACCCCGGACAGCACCGTCATGGGGGATTGGCTCAACAGGATGCCGTGCCCATGGCCGAAATGCCCCCTTGGGCACCGCGAGACGAGGTACCGCGTTGCCCTCGAAGACCACGGAAGAGAGCTCGTATACCGACGAGAAGAGAGCTGCATGGCAACACCAGGAAGAGACCGATCCGAGTCACTGTTCCGCTGGGTGCTCGAACAATGACGCTCGGGCTCACAAGAACACCAGAGAACGACTGGTCGAAAACGCTCTACGACCTCACACCAGTGGAGTTGCTCAAGGACAGTCGCATGGCGCACACCGGGGCAACCGGCACGTCCATGCACTTTAAGCGCGAAGACAAGTACGCACCCCTCGGCCAGGGCGGCATCAACGGAAGCAAGCTGCGCCAGTGCATTTGGCTCGCGAGCGAAGCCAGCAAGGCCGGCTACACGGCGATGGTGAACGGGACCGTCGTGGGGAGCCCTCAGAGCCCGATGGGGGCAGCCGTCTTCCGACACTTCGGGATGCGTTGCGTTACGGTCCTTGGGGCGACCAAAGCGCGAACCTGCGTGAAACACCCCATGATCCGCATGGCGTCTTGGTTCGGGAGCGAATTCGCATTCGTCGGCAGCGGGTACAACAGCACCATCCAGCCCCGCTGCAGGCAGATCCGCGACGCGGAGGGCGCCTTCTACTTGGAATACGGCATCACGCTCGACCACGCCGACAACCGGCGAGAGGATGTCGCAGATTTCCACATCCTCGGAGGCGAACAGGCCGCCAACATCCCCGAAGGGGTGAAGCGCCTGGTGATTCCATTCGGCTCGGCAAACTCCGCCACAAGCGTCCTCACGGGCCTCCTCGAGCACGGGTTCAAAGACCTTGAGGAGATTCACCTCATTGGAATCGGCCCCCACCGGATGCGCTACCTCCAAGAGCGCGTCGACATCGCCGGCGACCTCTACGGCGGCATCGAGGAGGTGAGCAGGAACGTCACGATCTGCCACTACGACCTCCACGGCACCAACTGGGTCCGCTACAACGATTTGATGCCCGAGACCTACGCCGGCGTCGCGTTGCACCCGCGGTACGAGGGCAAGGTCATGCGATACCTGAAGGCCGAGCTCCCGCACCTACTCAACCCAGAAACCCTGTTTTGGATCGTGGGCTCAGCCCCATCGATCGAAGCCATGGCTCCCCACTGCCCCGAGCTCGGGCCACCTGGGCAGCCGATCAAACTCTACGAAGGAGAGCACCCATGAGCGCAGTTAACCACCCATCCCACTACAACGCCGGCGACATCGAGGTGATCGATGCTGTCGAGGACTGGAATCTCGGATTCCACGAGGCGAACGTCGTGAAGGGTACCTGAGGCGCCGCATCGAGATGCTCAAGAAGGCTGCGAAAGGCCCCGGTGAGCTGTGAAGCGAACACCCCTGAAACGCAAGAGCCCGATGAGGCGAAAGGCGAAGCCGAAAGGACCCGATTCGATGTCGAAAAAGCGGAAGTCACCCAAGCGCAAGACGAAATACGCGCGCCGCGAGCGAGACCTCGAATTCATGCGCTTCGTTAAGACTCTCCCTTGCCTCCTTGCTGGAGTCGAAGGCGCAGGCCCATGCGCAGGCCCCACCGAGGCGGATCATGCTGGCCTCGACGCCGGGCTGAACCAGAAGGCGCCCGACAGCACCTGCATTCCCCTCTGTAGCCAACACCACTTCGACCGGCACGCCTGCATGCGGTTCTTCCGCGGAGTGCCAAAGCAAGAGAAGCGAGAGTGGCGCCTCGCAGCGATCGAAAAGACTCAGGCCGAGTACCTAGCCCAAGGCGGGACATTCATCCCAGAACACGCAACCCCCTAACCCACGAGATAACCAATGGCAACGGAAGACACAGAACGCACCCGAGAGCAGCTGCTTCGGGAGAACGCAAGACTGAGAGCAGAAATTTTGGTCTCAAGAACGGAGGTCGCAGCGGCGGAAGCCAAGGCCTCCAGGAGCTACATCTACGCAGCACAGTCGCGCGACGACCTAGGTCGCATGGCACAGAGGTGCAAGACGCTCGAAAAGCGCATCGCCGAGCTCGAAAACCCCGAGGGGTGCCCCGAGTACCCGAATCCCTGCACCTGCCCACAGCTTCACGAGGTGGCCCGATGAGCGACCTCTCAATATCTGAAGGCATGACCGCAACCCTCCTCGGCCTTTGCAGCCTCGACGACGACGGGCCAAAGCTCTCCGAGACTCACGTATTCGTCATGCACCCGGCCCTCTTCTTCGACTTCGTTTGCGAGATGGAGGAGGACGACACCGGCCTATGGGAGGACACCTCTCACGAAGGCGCAGTAGAATTCGGCGCAAGAGTCTGCGGCAAGTTCTCTGGCACCACGGTACTGGAGAGCGCGAACGCGCCGATCTTCAAAGTTCACTTCCTGGCCCGACGAGACATCGAGGCCTACGTCAACGAGGGGAGGCCGTTTTGACAGCAATTCAAACAGAGGACGTCCTAGCGCTCCTTCGCGAAGAGCACCGAGGGCAAATCTACGTAGAGGAACTGCGAGCTGGCAGCGGATACGGAGGAGGCTCAGAGAGCAGGATCGACGCTTGGGCGATGCACCCGTACCCCTCGAAGGCGAACTGCCGATTCGCTTACGAGGTGAAGGTTTCGCGCTCGGATTTCCTACGCGACATCAAGCAACCTCTGAAGCACCGAGCGGCCCTAGCGCTCTCCAACTGCTTCTACTTCGTCGCCCCGGAAGGGACGATTGGGCTGCACGAGCTCCCCATCCACGCTGGCCTCATAGAGGTGATGCCGGCACGGCCCATGTACCTCTCAAGGAAGGTCGATGCACCATGGCGCGACACCAGGCCCCCGAGCTGGCGATTCGTCGTGAGCCTTTGCAGGTCCGTCGAAAAAGAGGCCAAGGGAGGCGGACGATGACCATCCGCATCGGCCATTCCTTCCCGCCACGCCACGGCAAGATCAACCGTGTCCGCGAGGCGAACGAGAGACTGAAGCGAACCAGGATTTGCCTGGCCTGCGCCGGCCCATGCAGGTGCTTCAGGGGAATCGACAGAACGACTTACCGCGAGCCAATCGACATGGTCGAAGTGTCCCCGGGGAAGTTCGAGCGCAAGCCCGACTAGCGCTTCAGCAGCTTTGCGATCTTGGTGACGCTCGTGGACGCCGTCACCCGAAACGCGGCGTCGAATTCGGGTTCCTTGTCGAACGTCATCACGAGGTAGAAGAACGACTTCTCCCCCACGAGGACCTTGTAGACATGCGAGCCCGCGAGCCCGCGAGAGGTGTAGGCATCGCGAAGCTCCCCCGGCGCAAACTCCTCGATGTCGAGCCAGAGATTCCCCTTCTCGGCGAGCTCAGCCAACATGGCAACATGCGGCCCCTCAAGCAATCGGTTCTGCCAGTCCGCCCGGAAGGGGTCCTCCCCTACCGACATCTCGTAGATCACCGAGGTGTACAGGTGGTTGCCAACGCGCGGGATGCCGCCCCCGTTTGTCGCCTTCACGAGAATCGCGTGTTTTGCCCCCAGGTCCTTGAGCAAGCCATTGAGGACACCATAAACCCGGTGGACCTTCTCTATGACGTTGGGCACGTTCTCCTTGGCTCTCTTGTCTCTGCGGTCAATCCACCACTGGATGGCCTTGAGCATCGCAGCCACCGAGCCGCCCCCGAAGAATGCAACCAACACGGATTCGATATCCATGAACTGGAGTCTACAGGAACTCGCACGGGGCGAGAGAATAGCGACAGCTTAGTTCGAAAACCGAAACGACGCCCCCGAAGCGCCAAGCGCGACGGCGCCAGACGACGGAGACAGCCAAATGACGACTACGAAGAAACCGAATCCTCGCGCATTAAACGCGGAGGACTGCCGAATTACGATTGTCCAGGACGGGGAGGTGGCCGGAACCTACGCCCAACTATGGCCCGATTGGAGCGTCCTTATTTCGCCCTCCTTGCGCAAATCAGAGCAGATCGGTAGCCTAGGGCATGGCCAAGGCAAAGGCGAGCACCCCGGAGGCGAAGGCCCCAGCGACGAAAACCAAGGCGAGAGCCCGGAAACCGAGGGGTAAGAACAAGCCTCGCGCAACCAAACGAAGCCCCATCGACGGCGGCAGCAAGATAGACCCCGAGCGCCTTCAGATGGTCGAGAAGATGATGGTGTCCCGCTACAGCCAGCGAGACATCGTTCGCAACGTCATGGAGCAATTCGGGGTCACTCGGCCGACGGCGAACAACTACTACCAGATCGTCGAGCGCGAGTGGCGCGACACTCACAAAGAGAAGCGCGCCTACATCCGATTCAAGGCCATCAAGACCCTAGAGCGCGCCATCACCGGCGCCGTGGCAGATCGAAAGTGGAGCGCGGTCGCACGACTCATCGAGGTTGAGGCAAAGCTCTGCGGCCTCAACGAGCCCGACGAGGTCGTTGTGCACACCGAGAAGGTTCACCCGACCGAAGCCATGACCAGCGCCCAGCGCCGTGCCTACATCAATGACGCACGGCGAAAGCGCGAAGAGCTCCTATCCCAAGTCGTGGCCGAGGCACCAAAGCCGAGCTCGGTGCACTAGTCCGTGCACCATCATGACCAACGCTGAAGCCTACGATCGGCTCATCGAAGCTGAGAAAGATCTGGCTCTCGCAGAGGCAAGCCTCGAGGGCGAGGCGAGCCTGCTGGAGTATATCCAGGCGATGTCCCCGGAGTTCGGGCCGCCGGACTGGACGAAGAACAGCATCATCAAGGCGTTCGAGGCCTGCCGCCACGGCCCCCAGAGAATCTGCATCTCGGTCCCACCGCGCCACGGCAAGACCTACACGGTTCTCCACGCGATCGCGAAGTGGATCAAAGACTTCCCGCAAGACACCTGCGCCTACGCCACCTACAACTCCAGCAAGGGGCGCTCCAAGAGCAAGCTCATCCGCAAGTTCGCGCGCCTCTCCGGCGTCGAGTTCGACCCGAGCATGGCGAACCTGGATGAGTGGCGAACCACCTCAGAGGGCGGCCTCTTGGCAGGCGGTCTCAGTGGCGGCGGCCTCACCGGCGAGGGCATCCAGGGAATCCTGTGCGTTGACGACCCGATCCCAACGGCGAAGAAGGCCGAGTCCAAGGCCTACCGGGATGAGATATTCGACAACTTCCAGGCGGTAGCTCAGACCCGAATGGAGGGCGGCAGCATCATCGTCATCCAGACCCGATGGCATGAGGACGACCTCATTGGGCGGCTGGAGAAGATGGGCGGCTGGACCATCATCAATCTACCTGCAAAGGCCGAGGCGAACGATCCTCTCGGTCGCGAGGTGGGCGCCCCGCTCGACCCGGTGCGTTTCCCCCTCAAGCTCGCCGACAGCACCCAAGCGCTCGGAGCGCTCAACCAGATCGAAGGTGCCCTCGGTCCCTACGTCTGGAGCGCGCTCTTTCAGGGGCAGCCGAGGAGCAAGGGGCGCAAGCTCTTTGGGGCGCCCCACTACTACGACCCGGAAACCTTCAAGATCGACGGCTGCAGGGTGGTCATCGGCGCCGACCCCGCGGCAAGCGATAAAACCGAGGCCGACCATTCCGCGCTCGTGGTGATGGCGATGAAGGGGAGCTGGAAGAATCCGACGTTCTACATCCTAGACGTCTGGCGCGGACAGGTGCAGATTCCCGACTTCATCAACGTGCTCTATGCAAAACAGCTCAAGTACTACGGCGCCTACATCATCATCGAGGCCGTCGCGGGCTTCAAAGGCGTGGCCCAAGGCCTGGTGAGGATCGCAAAGCAGCAAAACAAGGTACTCAACGTCCACGAGCTCTCCCCGCGAGAGAACAAGTTCATGCGAGCCCAGCCCTTTGCAGCGGCCTGGAACGCCGGCGAGGTTTTGGTCCCCCTTGGTGCCGAGTGGCTACCCGACTTCTACTCCGAGTTGGACAAGTTCACTGGTGTCGACGATGCAGAGGACGACCAGGTCGACGCCGGCGCGCACGCCTTCAACGTCTTCGACGCCGAGCGCCCGGTTGAGCGCGGAAGCGTACCGAGCCCGTGATACCGTCGAGCCATGGCGTCTCGGTGACAAAGGAGCTGCGCATTCAGGGTAGGCTGCGTGCTACCATCTGCGCATGAGCGACCTGCCCCGACGAATTCACAGCGAGAAGCGAACCCCCGCCGAGAAGGCCATCACTAACGCGATGATCGCAGTCGAGGAGGCCGGAGGCGACCCTCTCCTCACCGAGGCAGTGAGCCTCCTCTCCACGGCCAGAGACAAGGTTTCCGACTTTGTGGACAGGGAGCTCGCAAAGGGGAAGTCCGAGCCCAAGAGGATCACGCAAACCGTCGTTCTCAACACGCGCTCGGGCCACTTCGTCGCCATGGCCGAGATCCTCCCGTTCAACACCAGGCCGAAGGCTGTCTTCTGGGGCGTTCGGCTCTTCCTGGACACTGGGCTAGAAGACTCAGGTGGCCGCCCTGTCTACGCCGAGGACTTCGTGGCTTCGGCGATTCCAGACGGCTCGTAGAGCGGCTTCCAATTGTCGCACCCCACTGCTACGTTCAGGGCACAATGGCACTGAACAGAGCAGAGATCATCGGGAATCTAGGTAGCGACCCGGAGCTAAGGAGCACTCCAGGAGGGAACTCCGTTTGCAACTTCTCCATCGCGACAAACGAGAGTTGGGTCGACAAAGCCGGCACGAAACACGACGAGACCGAGTGGCACCGGATCGTCGTCTGGGGGAAGATGGCGGAGACCTGCGCAAAGTTCCTCTCCAAGGGGCGCCAGGTCTTCGTCGAGGGCAAGCTCAAGACGCGCTCGTGGGAGGACAAAGAGGGGCGCAAGTGCTACACGACGGAGATTGTGGCTCGGAACGTCCAGTTCCTCGGCTCGAAGGACGGAGGAGGGGGAAGCCGGCCACCGGCACCCTCGGACGCCGACGCTCCTCCGATGGACATGGACGGCGACATCCCATTCTAGGCCATGTTTCGCTGGAAGATGCTTAGCAAGGCCCTCGGCCGGGTTCCCCTTAAAGACCTTGAGAACGACGCAGATCGCTTCTGCCTCAGGCTCCTCGAGGATGCCGCGGCACGGCGCATCGCCGACTCGATGGGCAACGCCACCATCGAGTCAATCAGGCGCCATAAGAGCCGCGCACTCAGGTGCAGTCACACGGCGGTCGTCAACGGCAAGGTCTACCGCTGCGCTCACAGGAACGGGCACGCCGGCGATCACGAGAGATGGTCCCCAGAACGGCATGGTCACTGGCCCTATGGCCCGAGCGACTTCCACGAGGAGTCCTGCTCCCTTCAGCCTTCCGGCGTGGGGCAGTGCGACTGCCGGACCTCCGACACCGAGCGGGGACTCGGGTCGTGAAGCGGAAGTATCCAAGTCTAGGCAGGTGCTCGCGCGACGGCTGTCCTGGCAAGAACAACCGCATCTACCACGGCACCTGCCCCGACCTTGTGCACCCTGTGACGGTATGCCTCTGCGAAGATCACGCTGCCGAGTCCGTCGAGGACGGGTGGGAGCTTGAGCTCGCCGAGGATGCCCACGGGACTTGCAAAGCCTCATAGGTTTATTGCAGACTGGTGCCGTGAGGTACCGCCATGCAGAATCAACTACAGAAACTGAAGCGGGAGCAGGCGCTCCTTAAGTCCGAGTACAAGGCAGCCGAGCGCGGCGAAGAGGAAGCGAAGAACGCAGCCCCGACGCCAGACATCGAGCGCGCGATCATGGAGTCGCCGCTCGTCGCGGCAGCGCACACGGCGGTCGAGTTCGACGTCGTGTCGGAATTCTGGACCGGCAAGAAGGCCGCCTAGTCGCACTTGCTGGGTACTTGACGAGCTAGCGCTGCTAATCAAGTAAGGTCGCGACACCAGCGAGCGGGATTCGAACCCGCATCGTCCACGCCGGGGAGCGACCCCGGAGACGCGAACCGTGTTGCCGTTTACAACGCACCGCTGGCCGCGAAATCTTCACTCTTCCGGCTTGAACCTGTCGTAGGCGCCAGAGTGCGCCTCCTCGGTTCGCCATGCGCGCACGCGCTTCACACCGTCCTCCTCGACGATCCTCAGAACGAACGCGCCGCCGTACTTCTCGGTGTGCTGTTTGAAGGCTGCACGAAGCATGTTTATCCGCTTTCGTGGAGTCTGCCCGTTCAGCGCTAGCGAAATGCTGTCGCCAACCTCCATCTCGATGTAGGGGTAGACGAACCGACGCCCTCGAAGCTCGCTGCGAGGAGGGATGGGGATGTTCTTTTCGATCTTGTAGCTCAATGGCAGGGTTCCCCCGCCCTACAGGTCCCGCAAGACGCGTCATCGCACCACTCCACCGCCTCAGGTATCGGGGCGACCCGCGGAAGCCCATGATTCTTGTACGCCATGCGCGAGCCAGCCCGATCCCACTCCTCGATGCTCACCTCTCCGTCCAGAACAACCCACAGAGGGACGGGGACGACCGCATACGGCACAGTCGAGAGAAACCCCTTCCTTGTCTTTGGAGGTTCGTCGAACACGAGGATTTCGCCGTCGACAGAGAGCAGTAGCCAGACTTTCACGGCTCACCTCCTGGCCGACCCATCCTCCGGGTTCTTGCATGACGCGCCTGCTCCATCCCGATTTCGTTCGCCATCGACTCATATCCGTACTCAGTGACCACGATCGAATCCACAACATCGATCCCAAGGATCTTCCCAGACTCCACGAGTCGCTCGAAGAGAGCTATGTCGTCCGACGAGTGTTTGACGTTGCCACTGGGATGGTTGTGGGCAACGATGATGGCGGCGGAGCCGGCGAGGATGGCGGCTCGGAAAACCTCGCGAGGGTGCACTTCGACCGAGCTCAGCCCCCCTACTGCGACAACCTCGAAGCCGATGATCTTGGCATTCACGTCTAGGTGTAGTGTGTAGAAGGTTTCGCGGTCGAGTCCCTTCGCGAGTTCGCGGAGAAACGAGAAGGCGGCCCCAGGTTCACCTGCTCGGTTGCCCTCCTGGGGAAAGGAGCGCCGATGCCGCCGAATGCGGAATTCGTAGAGGTACCCCATCACTCTTCCCCTGGGTGGCTAGGCGTTGGAGGCATGCAGGCGAAGGTCAAGAAGGCGACTGAGAGACAGCGGTACCCGTCGCGACACTGGTCGTCCGGCCCGTCGTATTCGCAGGCCTGGTAGCAGTGCGACTCTTCGGTTGCGATGTACGTGAGACAGTGCTCCTCGCCCTCGATGCAGCCGCCACCCGCGAGCCCGTCGCACTCCGCAGAACACATGCCACCCTCGAATTGCACGACCCCATCCTGTGTGGCCGTAAGACACGTTCCACCCTCACACTCGTCCGCAGCCTCGCACGGGGCGCCGGTGCGATAGACGTTCCCGCCATCGCCGACACACGACGCCGCGAACAGCAGCGAAATCAGAATTTTCTTCATCTCGTTCTCCTTTGCTTGAACCCAAGCTCTCCATAGAAGCGCTCCTCCGCGAGCGATACGACGAGCTTCGCGGAGATCCACCAGTGGCTGCCAAGGACGAAAACCTCCAAGTCTTCGGCGGAGCCACCGGTTACGCGACCAACACAATTGTCCGTGCACTGAGGATGCACCCCGGGGAGGATCTTCACCTCTGTTCCGATTGGATACTTCACGCCCACTCCCCCCGGCAGCTTGCGCATTCGCACTCCCAGCTGAACTCGGCATTCCCGAGCTCAACCTGGCATTTCACACCGGGGCACGGGCAAGGCTCAAAGGAGGTGCAGCCGCCAGAGAAGCCGTCACACGAGCACCCCATGGCGAATGGTCCACACGAATCCACCTCGACCGCGCCGCGACCTTCGCAAAGCTCGCATTCGCCAGGCATCAGCTTGCCACCCTCACGAAGGAGGCTCCGCAGTCCTTGCACTTGCAGAATTGCCGCTCAGGCAGTTGCAGGAAGTGCGCTGTGCGGTAGTGCTCATGCGAGCAACGCGCTTGCGCCTCGTGCTTGCGCACTAGCTCTTCAAGCTGCTCAACCTTCCGCTCTCGGTCACGACAACCTCCGGCGAGCTCGCGCTTGAGCGCTACGATCGTTCGTTTCAAATTTGTCATTACCCCTCCTGGGGCGCCGCCCGTATTGAGCGGCGCTTCATTAGCCTCTACTTGAGCGGGCTCATTACGAGCTGGTAGTAGGCGCTCCCGTTGGCATTCTCGTCGGCGACCGCAGCAAGCCAGGCCTGGCACGCGTCAAAGATGCGCTTGGCCTCTTCGTCGCTGAGGTCGATGTCCATTGCGCCATCGGCGTATTGCTTTACGGCGTCAACGCTCGCAGCATTCTCGTCGCGGTAGCCCTTGTCGTCGAGGATTGCGTCGGCGACCGAGAAGAGACAACCAGCGCGAAGACCATCGCGGTACGCGGCCTTCGCTTGCTCTTCGCCGATAACGTTGAGCACGTCGGCCCAATCGCCGTGCGCCATTTCCGTCTCCCAAAGAGAGTCAAGGGAGGAGAGGAGACCACCTTGCGCGGCAGCGGTGCGGCCGTTTTCGGTGGCGATCGCGATGGCCTGCATTCCAAACTCGTTTGTCACTGCAGCGCCCATTATCGGCGCCCCGCGCGAGTTACGATCGAAGCCACCCAGGAGTAGTCGCGGCCGAGCACGTCGGCAATGGTGCCGATGGCGTACCCGTTGGCGTAGAGGTGCTGAGCGTATTCTTTATCAGTCTTCATATCGGTTCTTCTTTCTTGGCGGCCCGGAGCGGGCGGCCAGCGATGTCAACAAGAAGAACCTAAGCCCTTTTTACACGTCAGGCAAGTAAAATAGCGACCAGGCCGTTAAATATTTTCCAGGGGTATGCCAAGCCCTCGAACCGCTTCGGCAAAGTCTTCGGAAAATCGGAGGCGATCTTCTGCCTCCGACGCATCCTTGGCCGAAGTGGCACCCTGCTGCTCAGCGATACGCTCGCGCTCGGCCCGAGCGAAGGCCACGGCTTCGAGGCGAAGGCACCCGCACGACTTCACCTTCCCGGAGCGTAGGCTAGACGTGTCCACGAGCGCCCGCCCACCGCACTTGCAGAAGCAATACCAGCGGTCGCCCTTCGGGGTCTTCACCCGGCGCAGCGCAAACAGCCGGCAGAACGTCTGCCCCCTCAGATCTAACGGTTTCGCCATTGCCCACGAGCCTAACGCGCAGTGAGTAGGATTCCTAATCCTTGCGGTTGTGAGCCTCGATCTCTTCCTGGGTGCAGATGCAGGTGAAGTTGAAGTCCGCTTTGCAGGGGCAGCAATTCGAGCTCCCACGATCCCCGAAGGGGAACTCGCGCCTGGCGTTCAGCTCGCCCAGAACCCAGAGTTCGGCAGCCCGCGCGTCGCCGAGTTGGCGAGCCGTAAGCTTGGTTTCCTCCCTGCGCACCTTGCCGGTGAGCACGGCGGCGACGCTGTCGTCGTTGCACAGCAGGTAGAGCCCGCGGCGCACCTTGCCGGTGAATTTCTTTCTAGCTGCCATGATGAACCCCTTCGCTCGCTTTCCTTCTTTCGTAGTGGGTTCCTGCGCATTCGCCAGTGGACGATATGCAGAGCTCGCCCACCGGGGCGCGGCAGACCGAGCAAGGGACGAGCACCACCGAGCGGTGAGTCCTCGCATAGAGCACCTTGCGCCCATCCCCTGGATGCCGGGTCGGGATGAAGACCTCGTTCCCGACGAACACCGGAGACGACCGCTCAGCCTTGCCCACGGCGCCCCCTGTAAGACGCGAGCAGTCGCTCCTCCATCTCGACCCAGTAGCAATGCGCGCAAGGCCCGGGGTTGCTCCGCCCATTGCAGCCTACCCCGCTAGCAACCTTCCTTGCGCCCGCTGCGGCAACCATGGCAAAGAAGGCCGCCCCAGCCCTACCCATCTGCCACCTCCGCGAGGCGAAAGAGGACCGGGGCCACAAGAGTGTGCTCGACCCTGCCAGCTGTCACGAGCTCCCAGAGCGCGTTGTCCGGGGCCTTCCCGAAGGCAGCATCGGCAGTGTAGACGCCGCCCGACACCTCAAGAACGATCGCATTGAAGGTGCGCGGCTTCCCATCCCCGAGGAGTTCAGGGATGCGCTCCAGCCACTCTGGCTTAGCGGACGCCTTCATGTCGCCACACCACGAGACAGGGCCCTTGCCGAGATCCTTTCGTGCTGCACGTGAGATGCGCTGAGGATCGTCCGGGGAGCGAACAAGGTGTACGTACGCAGCGGGCCCCGAGCGATCAACAGGGCCCGAGGTCCAGACGGCTTCACCAACGTACTCCGTGGGAATCTTCGGCACCGCCATCACCGTCCCTCCAGGCGGTCGGCCTCATTGTCGAGGTCTTCGGCATCCCTCATGAGCTTCTCGCTGCATCGGCGGTCGTTCATCTCAGAAGCAAGCTCACGAGTCTCGCGGGCTTCTTCGCGAAGGCCAAGCCCACGCATGTGCTCTGGGGGATGAGGCGGGTACGGATCGACCGTCGACAGCACGACGTAGCCAGGCGCAAGCCCTGCGACACCCCTGAGCACGTGGGTCACCTCGCGAATTATGAGTGCGCCCGTGTACCCCGTTTCCTCGCTCCATTCCCGGAGGTGGAGATGCTGGCCGACATCGAAGCGAACAGCTCTATCGTCTCGTCGCAGTTCGTAGTTCTTAAGCCCAGCTTCCTGTGCAGCGAAGTGCCTGGGCAAGATCTTCAGTTCGTGGATGAACATGCTATTCCTTTCTGAGGTCGCCGAGGCGGATTAGCTCCGCCCAGCTTTCTTCTGTGTGTTGTGCGAAGCAAAACTTCGCCTGGTGTTCGATTTGGGCAACGGTGGCAAGCGAAAGGCCGCCAAGCCCCTCGGAGCCTTCGAGCGAGTCGGTGCACCCGAAAGCCTCGACCCACTGCCCTTTGCTGTGCTCGAGCTCCCCTGGGAACGCGTAGAGCAGGTAATCGACGGCAGCTTTCATCCTCTCGATCAAACCAGGTCCCCCTCGCAGAGGTCGCCAGCGGCTACGGATTCGGCGACACACTCCACCAAGTCCTCAACAGGCTCGTCGTCGTAAGCGGCAGCCCCGACCGACTCGATGAGCTCCACAAGCCGAGCCCGAGGAAGGCGTCGAATCGCATCGTAAATCTTTCTCTCGTTCATCAATCTTCTTTCCGCCCCCTAGGAGGGGCAAAGTGTCAACGAGGACTAAGTTAGATTGCTTTTAACGGCGGCGCAAGCTAAAACAGCAGGCATGGCAAAAGAGAACCTAGAGCTAGAGAATCAGACCCTGCGAGGAATCATCGCCGACAGAGACAAGGCGCTGGCAAAACTGCGCGCAGAGCTAGAGGAAACGGCTGCAGAGCTTCAGGCGGCACGGGGAAAGCTAGAATCAGCGCACTTCATACCTGTCTATGTAGGAGACGAGAATCCAGAGACGGGCTTGAGGTTCAGCGCAAACATCGAGGGCGAGAACCCCGACGCCACGACAAAGGCGATCACTGAAGAGCTTGGAAAGGCGGCGGAGGAGCCGCCCGTGTTCGTTCATCGCGAAGGCGCCGTAGTGGAGACCACCTTAGACCAGCTCTCCCCCTACGAGCTTTCCAGGCTCGCATTCAACGACTACGCAACAATGGACGGCGAAGATCTGCCGGTGAACCCGGTGAGCGCCTTGCAGACGATTCTCCACCGCTGGGAGGCCAGAGAGTTCCAAGGCGGAGGCAGCGCCACCGATGCAACGTTGGGGACCAACGAGGAAACGGGAGAACTCTCAGAGGCGTTCATCATGCTGGCGGCAATGCAGTGCGGAGCGGGGAGAATGTGCCATGCGATCTTGAAGAGGAAGCAAGGCATTCGCGGGTTCGACGACCCCGAGGTCTACAAGCAACACGCTGCCGACGCCATCGCCGATGTCGCGATCTTCGCAATGCAGTGCAGCACCAAGCTCCGCCTCGATTTTTGGAAGATCGTCGAGGCGACCGCTTACGAGGTCATGGAGCGCGACTGGAGCAAGAACCCAAGCGGCTCGTGATAGCCTAGGTGCCATGGCAAGGAAATTCGCGGCGCTCACCCTGGCAACCCTCTTCGCAGCGCTCTCTTGCAGAGTGAGAGCGCCTAGGACGGTCGTCACGGTGGAGTCTCGAGACTTCCCTGGACCGACGAAAGCTGCCGTGAAGATCATCAATGGCTACGTCGGGTGTGGCTTCCTGGAGTACAAGAGCGGCGGTGCGGAGATTTCGGTCGAAGGGGACGACGGAGCGCCCTGCGGTCTCCCTTTTCACCCCGGAATCGAGAGCGGTCACTCGGCCGTGGCCTACGCTTGCCCAAGGACCAACCCGCGGTACCAGGTCCGAATCAGCCTGCCCGGGGATATTCACACGCAAGCCTGCATCGTGGCACACGAGCTCGGGCACGCCTTGGGACTCCAGGACGGCGGCCGAGGGATCATGAACCAGCGCACCTGTCCCGAGAGGATTCGCTTGAGCGACCTTGAGACGGACACGCTCAGGCGGCGCTACTGCGACTAGCCTCGTGCTACCTTCGTACCCGTGAGCGACACACCGAAACTCGACATCGCGCCAGTTCCGAGCTTTGAGCAGGAAGTCAACGAGGACACGATTCAAATCCTCGAGGAATACTTGGAGGCCGCCAGGAGCGGCGACATCACAGAGGTTGTTGTCGTCGGGATCGGTGGGGGCATCATCCGCACTAGCTGCTCCATGACGACCTCGCTCATCACTCAGCTCGGAGCCCTCGCGATCGCGAAGGAGAACGTCATCCGCTCCTCCTCCGAGTAGAGCTAGAGCCATACGGCCGCTTCTGGTACCGTCGAGAGCGTGAGCATCTTAGACAACCCCGAGCTAGAGGCGATGGCTAGCAAACTGGGGATGGGGAAGGCCGACCTTGAGCCCCTTATCCATTCCCCGCACCACGAGGCCCAGAGAATGCTGGATTCGATGAAGGGGCGCCTTAGGCACCTCTATCGCCAGGCCGCATTCGACATCCACCCCGATCGAAACCCGGACGACCCGGACGCCGCTCGGAAGTTCGGGCAGCTCAGACGCGTCTACGAGATTCTCCTGGACGTCACGGTTCACCCCGCGCGCCGCGAGGCAGCAAGAGCACAGCGAAGCCAACCCGCTCGCCCCGCTCGAAGCCAGCCCCGCCGGACAGACTTCGCCGAAGCCATGCGCTACGCCAAATACACTGTGAGTTACACTGGCGCGGGGATTAGCTTCATCACCGACGTCTAGGAGGCCCCATGTCACGAAGAAATATCGAAGTCACAGTCACCGGAGGCCCTTCGAGCGCGGTCCCCGACCGCATCACAAAACCCCGCAAGCCGCGCCCCACCCCTGTCCCATCTAAGGTGGAGCCGGAGGTGACAGAGGTCTTCGAGACGGCAGAGGAGAGCGAGTAGTGGCTAGGTACAAGATCACGGCAAAAGAGGCCGAAGCGGGCGACAGCAAGAACGGCGGGTTCGCAACGGCGACTTACTCGAAGTTCGAGCCGCGGCACCCCTCCTACGACCCCGACTACTGGGAGCGCCTCAATTGCCTCTACAGGGGCGGGAAAGACCTCCTGGAGAACAAGAACGTCATGGCCGACCTGTTCCCTGCTCACCGCGGCGAGCACAGGCTGGTCTACGAAGAGCGCCTAAAGTGCGCCCACTACATTCCATTTGCTGGGGAGATCGTGGCGAACACGGTGATGGGCGTCTTTAGCGACCCCATGGAAGTCACAACGGGTGGAGAGAGCCCTCTCCCAGACTTCTACCAGGACTTCATCAAAGACACCTCTCGCCCGGGCAAGAAGACGAAGTGCAGCCTTCGCGAGTTTGTCGCCAAGTCCCTGCTCAGCGCTCTCATCAAGCGCACCGCGTGGGCCCAGGTCGACCTACCCAGAGTGAACGGCCGGTTCGAGAACGCCCTAGAGGAGGAGAAGGCAGGGGCTCAGCGGGCCTACCTCATCTACGTCGACCCCGAGAACGTGCTGGACTGGGAGGAGGACGAGGACGGCGACTTGACTTGGGCGATGACTCGAAAGTTCATCAATCGCCGCTCCAGCCCGGATGACTCTCGCTCTAAGATCACAGAGGAGTTCACCGTCTTCGATCGCGAGGGGTTTCAGGTCTTCGAGATCACCTACGACAAAGACAAGCCCCCCGAGTCGAAGGATGCGGTCCGCCTTGTGGACGAGGGCGAACACAGCTTCGGGCAGGTCCCTCTCAAGCGCCTCGAGCTCCCCCACGCCCTCTGGTCGATGAACAAGCTGGAGAGCTCGTGCCGCGCGCTACTTCGCGATCTCAACGCCCTTGAGTGGGCTGTTCGGCAGCACCTGCACGCCGAGCTCTACGAGTTCCTGGGCGCAGAGAGCAGCTTCCTGCGACCCGTCGGGGAGGCCCAGGAGGACAGCAAGCGCGCGGTGAACCAGCGGCGCGGTCCTGGCTACGTTCAGCAGCGCGGCTCCGACGACGATGCGAAGTACGTGGCACCGCCTGCAGAGGGGTTCGAGTTCGCCCTGAAGATGGTCTTGATGCACCGCGACGAAATGCATCGCGTCAACAACCAGAGCGGCGTCAACACCGACGTCACGGCCTCCTCTAGGCAGCAATCGGCCGAGTCCAAGCGCGAGGAAACCGCGAGCGCCGAGAATCTCTACCGAGAGATTGGCAAGTTCGTCGCGGAGTTCGCTAAGGAGCTGATCGAAACTGCAGCCGAGGGGCGAAAGGACCCCCTGAACGAGGTTGTCGTCTCCGGCATGTCGAAGTTCAACAAGCGCTCTACGGATGGGCACCTGGAGAACAGCATGCTGGTGCAGAGCATGAACATCGAGAGTCCGACTCTGAACCGCAAGCTCAAGCTAGATGTGGCCATGGTTCATATGGGCGACGTCCTCAGCGATGAGGAACTCGCGATCATCGAGCAAGAGCTTGAGGACAACATCCGAGAAGAGGACTTCGACCCCGACATCCTCAGCCCCGAGGAAGAGCTCATGGCCGAGCGTCTCCGAGCTCGCGAGCTCGCGAAAGCCGACGAAGGCGAAGGCACCTGGGGAGACGATGATGACGATGACGACAGGGGATAACCGGTGGAGATCTCCAAGCGGCAAGAGGAGATCGTTCAGCAGACTCTCCAGCATGCAGTCGAGGCGGTTCGCTCCATCCCAAACAGCGCGCTCGCCTCATTCCTTCCACACCTAAAGCTCGCCCAGGAGGCCCTCATCAAGGACCTCAAAGCGTGGGAGATGAAGCAAGACGGCGCGGCGCGATACACGGCCCACGTGAAGCGCTCGGCACTTGCACAGCTCGAGGCTGCGATGGCGGAGATCGAAGCCCTCGCCCCGACCATGTACAACACCCTGCTCTCCTCTGGGATGAAGGCAGGGGAGGCCGGCCTCACGGCCATGGAAAAGCAACTCTCTAGCCTCAACGCGATGTTCGAGGGCTCGATGGTGCCAGTTAGCTTCGACCGGGCGGCCATCCTCTCCGGTGGCGAGAAGCTCCTACTGAACAAGTACCCAAGTAGCGCGGCTCGCTACGCCGGGAAGATTCGCGACGATGTTCGCCGGCACCTGGCAGTTGGCACCCTTCAGCAGAAGTCCATCAGCGAGATGGCGACAAAGATGTACGAGGAGATTCCTCACGTCTTCAAGAACGCCAAGTTCAACGCCATGCGGCTTGTTCGCACAGAGGTGATGAACTCCTACAACGAGATGCACCTTCAGGGCCTCCAGGAGGCCCACGAGGAGGACAGCGACGTCAAGATGCGCTGGGACGCGAGCTACGACTTTCGCCGGTGCCCAGAGTGCGGCTCTCTCGACGGCAAGATCGTCGAGGTGGACAAGGAATTCACCGCGAGCTGGAGCACGGCCAGCGGCGCGGCCAAGCAACGCACCCACAGGCGTCCACCGGCACACCCTCAGTGCCGCTGTGTGCTTGTTCCGTGGATCGATGACTGGCCGGACACGGACTGGAACACGGAGCCGCCAGAGGACGGCGTTGCGCCCGATGCGACCTACGTTTTCGGCAAAGGGGCACACGAGGTCCCTAAGAGCATCCTAGAGCAAGAGAAGAAGGAGGAGGAGGCGAAGAAACTCGCTGCCAAGAAGGCTGCCGAAGCGAAGGCAAAGCAACTTGCCGAGGCCAAGGCCAAGAAGCTGGCGGCGGAGAAGGCGGCGGCGGAGAAGGCAGCCACCGAGAAGGCCAAGGCGGAGGCTTTGGCGAAGAAGAAGGCCGCCGAGGAGAAGGCTAAGGCAAAGAAGAAAGCCGCTGCGCTTGCTGCCAAGAAGGCAGCTGAAGCTGCTGCGAAGAAAGCTGCCGCAGAAGCAAAGAAGAAGGCTGAGGCTGCCAAGAAGAAAGCTGCCGCGGCGCTGGCGAAGGCCAAGAAGGCCGAGGAGGCCGCTGCCAAGAAGAAGGCCGCTGCCGAGGCCAAGGCAAAGCTGGAAGCCGAGAAGGCCGCTGCTGCCAAGAAAGCGAAGCTCTCAGCCGCTGCCAAGAAGGCTGCCGCAACCAAGGCCGCTGCCAAGAAATCCATGGAGGCGGCGGACAAGAACCTTGCGAAGATGGGCGCCCCAGCCCTGAAGGGGAAGATCACGGTCGGCAAGAAGAAGATCGCCGAGCTCGAGGCCAAGATTGCCGGCAAGGGCGGGAACAAGTACGAGCTGAACAAGGCCCTGAAGAAGGAGGTCGAGCTCAAGGCTCTCGCCGAGAAGCATCTCGCGGTCAAGCTTGCGGCGAAGGCCGACGCCAAACCGAAGCCAAAATCCAAGGCTAAGCCCGCGGTCGCCCCTTCTAGCTGGTCGCCCAAGAAGGTCGAGGGCATGAAGCAATTCGTCGAGGCCGGCAAGAGCTATCAGCAGAAGAGCGAATACCTCTCCTACTGGCCTACCGGCGACGAGGTCAACAAGGCCTACGAGATCTGGGGTAACGGCAAGAAGCCCCCCGGGTACAAGGCAGAGCTCGTTGGCAAGGGGCCCACCGGCTCATACAAGAAGACCGGCCCATACACACCGCCCGATGGCAAGAAGGTCGCCTACGACGACGGCAAGAAGCGTCTCAAACAGGCTAACGCCATCGGATTGCGCGACCTGAAGAGCGACAGCCGCAAAATGATTAACGCTGCTTCAGTGCAGCAGCAAGGCTCCCTGCGGGCCTACACCGGCGCCGCCTACAGGCCAATCAACCAGGGCCTGCGAAATGGCACTCTCGACCAAAACGATACCGCCAAAAGGCACGTCAAAAAGCTCGATGAGTTCTACAAGACGGCGCGCCTCAAGGAGGACCATGTCGTCTACCGAGGCGTGAGCTTTCGCGGGGATTTCAAGGCGCCCGAAGTTGGGGCTCTCTGGGAGGAGAAGGGCTACAGCTCGACTTCGATCTCGAAGGCCGGCAAGTTTGGGGGCAACGGCTACCTCACGATCGAACTGCCGACAGGAACCCCCGGGGTCTACGTAGAGAGCATCTCTTCTTATACGAGCGAGAAGGAGCTTCTCCTTGACCGAGGTGCCCGATTTCGCGTAATCAGCAAGGAAGTGAAAGGCGGCGTCACCCATATCCGCCTCCGCGTTGAGAGCACGGAGACGACCAGGAAGCTCAAAGAGGAGCTGCCTTGAGCAAGCGTCCCAAGATGCGCGAGCGCTTTACCGCCAGGAAGGGCTCTCTCACGGTCATCGAGGAAGGCAACGACTACGGCGACCGCGTGAAGGTCGTTGATGGCGACTGGGACGAGAACGGCAACCCGAGGACCACCGAGGCAGAGAACACTCCCAGCTAGCCTCTCCTGTGGTACTCATTGCCAATGAGCAACTGGAAGATCGTAATCGAGGGCGTCGGGCCATGCCTGGACGGAGATGAGAACGCGGCGGACAACGGAGCAAAGATGCTCGTCCACGCTCTCAGGGAGCACGGCCACGAGGTCACCCGCGCAGAGTTCTCCGGCGCAGGAAAGCTTCCCGCCGACATACGGGCGGCTGTCGTTCTACCAAAGGCCTACGAGGATGCGGAGAGCGAAGGCGAGCCCGCCACTGAGGTAGAAGCGGCCACCGAGGCCTCCGATCCCGCCACCGAACCGGCAAATGGGGACACCGCCACCGACGACTAGGCGCCCCCGAGGTACCGTCACCGGGAGCGACGGAGTTAGGCGCGAGGCAGACACCGCATCGGGCGAGATACGCGCGAGCGTGACACAACCCCTCGCCTCATGTAGCCTTGCCGAGAGAACTCAACCATGCGCAGGAGCAAAGGAATGAACCACCCACTTTTTCGGCCGATTACCAACGGCCAGTACAAGATCTTCGTGCCGAAGTTCATCGCCCACGAGGGTGAGGACGGGGACGACGACAAAGACGAAGGGGACGAGGCCCCCTTCACCCATGAGCAGATGTCCAAGATGAGCAAGGTCATCCACAAGGCTATCGGGACTCGCCTTAACTCGCAGAGCTTCAAAGACAACATCGGCGCGATCGCAGGGGAGGCGGCGGCAGCGGCGGTCGGCGCAGCCACCGAAGGACTCACGGCCAAGATGGAGGAACTCCTGTCCGCCAACCCGGGTGGCAACGGAAATGGCGGGGACAAGGATGAGAGCAAGGCTCAGTCCTGGAAGGACTCCCCGGAGTACAAGGCGATGATCCAGCGCGACAAAGACCGCGATGCCGAGATTGAGCGCATGAAGCAGGAGCGCGAGGACGAGAAGAATGCCGCGGATCGCAAGGAAGAGCGCGCCACCCTCGAGGCCGCCCTTCGCAAGGCGGGTATCGAGGAGTTGAAGCTTCGAAGCTGCGTCGCCACCCTAATCCACGAGGACAAAGTCATGCAGCGCGACAGTAACGGGCAGATGGTCTACCGGGTCAATCGAGGCGAGTACAACGAGGATATGACGGTCTCAGAGGGCGTCTCGGAGTTCATCACGACCGATGAGGGCAAGGCCTTCCTGCCGGCGAAAGGCGCAACGGGAACGGGCGCGGTCGGCGATTCTACGAGCGAGGGCACAAAAAACTCTCGAAAAGGCGCCAGCCAGACAAAAGAAGAGGCTGCAGGCGTAGTTACGGCCTGGCTCTCCGGCGCAGGCTGAGAAACATCCCACCAAAGATCGATCACTTAGAGGGCTCCGCTGGGGCCCTCTCTCCTTTTCGGATTTGACACTGGGATTTCAACCCCCTAGCCTGATCAGTAATTGGACTCCCTCACGGGATGAAGAGGTTTGCCCCGAGAGGGGAGTTTGCCCCGCGCTGGCAATACAGCGCACCAAGGCCCCGAGAGGGGAGTTTGCAGGTGCGGCAACACAGCACGGGTGGGACATCAAACCAATTTCAAACTTGTGAGGTAGAGACTATGGCTCTCGTTGGAGTATCAGCAATCACGGGCGCGCTTGCGACCCTTCTCGACGACGATGTCGTCTCCCAGATTAACCGCGCAGTCGTACTGAGCCAGATCCTCGACGTAGGAACCGGCTCCGGCAAGGACATCTCTTGGGACGTCTCGACCGGCGACGCTCTCCCCGGCACTGCTGTCATCGCAGACGGAGCGGATGTCACCGACTTCAACAACGACAACAAAGCGCCCGCGACGCTTGATTTCGGCACCTACCACGATGCATTCGGCATCAGCGGTAAGGCGATGGCAACCGCGAAGAACTCCGGTAACCCCATCCAGCTCGCAAACCTCTTCGCTGAGTACATGGCCGACTCGATGGAGCGACTCGCCTTTGGCGTTGCGGACGGCGTCTACAACGGCGACGGCTCGACCAACACGATTCACGGCCTGCATGACTCAAGCATCCCGGCCATCGGCGATACCGGCATCTACGCCGGCATCAACCGCGCTTCCGTCTCCCAATGGCAGGGCAACGTCGTCGACGCTGCCGGCGCCGAGGTGAGCCGTCGCATGCTCAACCAGCTGAGCCGCGACATCTACATCGCTTGCGGTCGCCGCCCAGATCTCTACATCACCGACCCCATTCAGCACGAGAAGATCGCTGCTACCACGGAGCAAGAGCGCCGCTTTGTGGACGAGGTCCGCACCGCGAAGGGCATCATCAAGCTCGACGGCGGCTACAACGTCATCTACCACGGTGGCGCAGCCATCCTGGAGGACATCCAGCACCCGGCGTCGATCATCTCCGCCCTCAACACGATGTACCACAAGCTTCACCAGCTTCCCGATGCCGCCGATGAGATCAACGGCGCCCTCGGCATGGTGACCCTTGGCGGCACTCCTGAAGATCAGATGGAGAGCGGCAAAACCAAGCTCGTGGCGCGCATCCAGCCTCTCGCGAAGCTCGGTGACAGCCACAAGTTCGCCCTCTACTGCTACCCACAGCAGCAAATCAAGAAGCCGCAAGCGTTCGGTTACTTGGAGAACCTCGGCTAACCACGCCACCTCAGAACCGGGCGAGGTGCTTACGAAGTAGGCCCTCGCCTTCATCTCAGGGCACAACTCCAGCAAGGGAAACACTATGAAACTCCAAGAAGGAAACATCGGCTCTCTAGCCTCAGCCACTTCCACCCCAGCGAAGAACATCAGCCAGCTCCAGGACGTCTACGTCCACGTGAGCGGTACCTTTGTCGCCGATATCGACATCGAGGTGTCGTTCGACGAGGGCTCAAGCTGGGTCCTCTTCCAGCAGCTCACCGCTGCCGGCCTCTCGAACAAGCTCCCTCCTTGCGGCCGAGTCCGCGCGACGGCGAGCGCTTACACCAGCGGCACGGCCGGCGTAAACTTCGGCGGCCACAACCCGAATCTCCGGGGCTAGCCCCGAGACGGAGGCACCGGGAATTCCCCCGGTGTCTCCACCCACCTAGAACTACAGCAGGCGTGAAAGAGAGCAGAGAATGGCTAAGAACGTAATCGAGAGAACCGACTACCACAACGCAGGGCTTACGCCGATCGTCTTCGATCAGGGTACGAGCCCGAACGACGCCGCGGAGCGTGTAACAGTCTTGCCCGGCGAGACCTACAAAGGTTACTCCAACTACAAGAAATTCTACCTCCGCAAGGGGCTCTCCCTCGGCCCCAGCCCAACAGCCCAAAGGGTTCGCGAGGACGCTGCAGCTGCCGCTTCGGAGGCCGCGCAAATGAAGGCCGAGGCTGAAGAGGCGAAACTCGCAGCCCTGGAGGCAAAGCGAGAGGCTGAGGCAATCCGAGCCGAGGCGGAGCTCGCCATGGCCGAGGCGGAGGCCGCGCGCGCCAAGGCAGCCCTCACCGAGCAAATCGACGACGAGGACGATGGCAGCGAAGAGGACGCCGAAGAGGACGCCGGAGAGGACGCCGGGCCCCTAGCCCCAGTGAAGGCTCCCAAGGCAACGAAGCGCGCTACGAAGAAGGGCTCCGCTAAGGAGAAAGCGAAGTAGTCTTGGCTCTCACCGGACCACAGAAAGCCAAGATTCGCCAGTACCTTGGTTGGTCGTTCGGCTTTGCAGACCGCGATTCGCTCCTCGAACAGGCGTTCTCAGGCTTGGAGACGAAGCCCGACGAGGAGCTACTCATCACCGACACACTGGCAAACGGCGGAGTTCTCGCATCCATCGAGGACATCGACAGCAAGATCGTACTCGCCCACAAGCGCCTGAAGGCCAGCAAGGTTGGCGACATCGCTCTCAACTCCATGGAGATCAAACAGCTCTGCAAAGAGGGCGACCGGTTCGTTGGTCGTCTTGCTCGCATGCTGGGGGTCGAGGTGAGAGAGGGCGGAGGTTTCAGCAGCTCTCTCCCAAGCGGGCGCACGGAGCGAGGCGGCTACTACCCCGACAACTACATCGGGAAATAACAATTCTCGAAGGGGCATCCCCATTCCAGCTCTCCTTTGCCTGCGCGGGTTCGAGGGTGCCCCCTAGAGACCTAATCAGCGAGACGGAGCAACGAATGTCAAGATCTGCACTACCGATGACCACCCCGCCACTCTTGGCAGACGTAGCGGCCCTCACTGTCGTCCCCCAGGGCGCCTCCGGTTCTACCGGCTACACCTACGGGATCGTCGGAGTAACCGCGGAGGGGCGCAAATCCCTCGTGGTCACAGATGTCGAGGCCGCTGGCAATGCGGTTCTTGATGAGACCAACTTCAACCGGATGACCTGGAGCGACATCGCCGGCTACGTAAGGTACGAGCTCTGGCGCATCGCTTCCGCAGGTACCCCGTCCGACACGGGCCTCATTGGCACTGTTCTCGCCGGCGTCGAGACCTTCGACGACACGGGCCTCGAGGCTACAGCCGGAACGGCAAGCGCGGTCAACGAGACTGGAATCGGAAGCGAGGTCTCACAGCTTCATTACGAGGGCTCGGTAGACGTTGCGATTCAGAACATCGGCACTGGCACCTACCAAGTCGAAGGCTCCTACGGCGGTTCTCCTGCCGTCTGGTGGACCGAGGGAGCCGCCCTCACGGCCGACGGCGTCGTTGTTGTGACGCGGAACTACGGAAAGCTCCGAATCCGAAACACCGCTTTCACCTCTGGCACCCCGCAAGCGTTCTGCGCTGGAGAGTGCACCGACTAGACCATGCCCGGCTCCGCCACACTCGACCCGGACATCCTCCTCGACGATCTTGTCGAGCTGGTGGATGAGCTTCGCGAGGACCTGCACACCGACTTTGGTGTGCGGGCATTTCGCGTTTTTACGGTGAGAGAGGTTTGGGCAAGCGGGCGAATCGGAGAGGGGTCGTCAACGATCACGGAGACCGAGCTCACACCCCAGCCCCTGGTTAAGCCGTACGCCCCGAGCGGGCTCAACAGCCAACTTACGCCTTGCGGCCTGGACGAGGCAGGGTTCGTCGACCTGGAGCAAATCTCCATCACCTACACGGAGGCCGAGCTAACGGGACGCGCCGTCGTGGACGGCGTTGCGCAGGACATCCCCTCTGGTACGAAGTGGTGGTACCGAATCCGTGAGGCCCACGGCCAGGCGCAGAGCTACCGCGACTTCAAGCTCAGCGGACCACCGTTCCCCGATCGAACGAAGTCCATTGGCTGGAAAGCCCGCCTCGTCAAAATCGAGGAGACGCTTTGAGCGTAATCAAGATCGGCGCCAACCAGATTGGCGGAGAGCTCAAAGCGAGGGCGCGAAAGACCCCCGGCGAGCTCCAGAAGGCTATGAAGCGCGCGGCTCTCCGAGCCCAGGCCGTTCTCGTTCGCCGCACGCCCAAGGACCTCGGGCAAGCCAAGGCCGGCTGGCGCATCTCGGAGTTCGTCAAGGGCACGAAAGGTGCGCGCGTCGACGTCTACAACGACGTCCCCTACGTCGGCGTCCTGGAGCGCGGAGCGCGCCCCCACAAAGTGAGCATGGAGGGGCGCATGGCCATTTACGAGTGGGTCATGCGCAACATTCCACCCGCGATGCATGGGCCTGTGCAGAAGTACAGCCGAAAGACGCAAACGGGTGGCAAGAAGGCATTCAAGGCCTACGCCCAGGAGGGCGTCGAAGCCGCTGCCATGCAGATCACCGACGCGATCGTCTGGAAGCTTCGCAAGAAGGGGCAGAAGCCGACGTTCTTCGTGCGTAAGTCCATGGACGAGCTCAACCGAGACTTCGGCCTGCAGCTCCAGAAGCAAATCCAGGCCTACGCAAAGCGGCGCGCCGCGCGCGGGAAGGGTGCAAAGTGAGCCTGATACGAATCCGAGCTGCCGAGGTCTTGGGCGCGATTATCGCGGGCTACTACCCGGAGATCGCGGACAGCATCTGCGGCGGCCCAGCGGAGGACGGCCACAAGCGCCGCCTTCCTAGCATCGCAATCCAGCCGATCAATTGGAAATTCACTCCAGACCAGGAAAGCGAGTGGAAGGAACTCGGACTCAACCGAGTCGTCCTCAACGCGGGTCGCTACGACGCCTTCTTCCGCGTCCAAGTCGGCTCAAAGAGCCCCTATGTGCGTGCAAAGCTCGAGCAGGCGGTCCTGGACACCTTCTTTCAGCAAGAGGGGCGCCCCGGAATCACCGTCGTGGAGATCGCCGACTGCAACGACGCCATCGTGGCCTACGAGCTTGAGCAGTCCTCTTGGCAAGACGAGGCCGGCTTCAGCGACAAATGGTTCTCCACGATCAACGTGAATGTAGTCATGCCGGTCCTCATTGAGAGAGGATCTGTTTTCTCGATGGATGAGATCAGGTTCTGCCTGCGTGCAGACACCGCGGCCTCTTTCGATACCATCTCAGAATCCGTTTTGGAGTGCATCGCCGTAGACGAAAACGGGAATGTGACTCTTTCGACACTGCCAACCTAGAAGGAACCTAGAACATGCCCGAGCCACTGGTCACTACGAACCCTGCCGAGTACACCCAGCTAGAGGGTGTGTACATTTCCCCCAAAGACCCTCCACCCTTCGTCCAGGAGGTCGGATTCGCCAACGTCGGAATCTTTGGCACCTGCGTCAAAGGCCCGACCGACAAAGCCGTCACGATTCGCAGCCCCCGCGAGATGAAGAACATCTTCGGCCTCGATCGCCACGATGCAGGCGGAGCTACGATCAACTCCGAGGTCTGGAAGGCCATTATGAACAAGAAGTTCGGCACCCTGGTCATCTACCGGGTTGCGGCCAGCGACGCGGTCAAGGCCAGCTTCACCCTGGAGGACACCGCTGGTGGCGGAGGCACTGCGATCGCACGCGTCGACGCGAGCGCCGTGGGAGTCTACGGGAACGATGTCTACTGGAAGGTAGAGGACGCCTCCGACGAGGATGCGACCCACTGGAACCTGCGCATCAAGTACAAGGGCGAGGAAACCCTCTACGAGAACCTCGACACAACCACCGGGAACGACAACCTCGCGACCGTTGTTGGTACCGGAGACGCGCGCAACATCGACATCACGAAGCTAGCGGATGGTCGCCCGAACAACTCTGCTGCTAGCACCGACGGCGCCGACGCCGACGGCTACACCGCTTTGGGCCAGACGGTCGCTTCCTACACGTCTGTCGCCGGCTCGGACGGCACCATCGCCGCGAGCGACTACATCGCGTCGGGCGGCCCACTAGACACCCTGGCGGCCTACAAGGGCGTCGGAGTCCTCTTCTGTGCAAACGAGGACGGCACGATCACCGCTACCGTCAACGCGAGCATGAAGACGGCTGCCGCCGCGAGCCCCGATCGAATCTTCGTGATTCACGAGGGCGAGCTCACTGGGGCAAATGTCGCTGTGTCGGCGGTTGTGACGGACGTGGCAAGCTTCCGCGACGGCAGAGTCGTTTACGCGCACAATGCCGCCTACACCATCGACCCTCAGACTGGCCTCGAGGTCCTCACGAGCCCGGCGTCCTGGATGGCCTGCATCCTCTCGAACACCGACGTCGACATCCACCCCGGCGAGGAGGACACGATCAAGCTGCTCGCTGGAATCACCCGCCTGAACGACGACAGCCTCGGCCGCGAAGACTACAAGGCTCTCAGGGCTGCGGGAATCTCCAGCCTGGAGCGCAACGAGGACGGAGAGCACCTTTTCGTCTCTGGCGTCGTAACGCTCCTCACTTCCGGGCAGACGGAGATTACCTACCGGCGAATGCGCGACTTCATCCAGCTCAGCGCGGCGAAGTTCGGGCGCCCATTCGTAAAGAAGCGCGGCCGGCAGGAAACCCAGGACCTCTTCCAGAGCGGCCTAGAGTCGTGGCTTGAGGGTCTCAAGAAGCGCGGCCGGGTCGTCGACGACTACTCGGTCGACATGGAGAGCGTCAACGACGACGCCACCGAGGCGCAGGGCCTGAAGTACGTCGGCCTCAACGTCAAACTCATCAACCACTGGCTCCACATCGTGTTCCTTACGGACATCGGAACCGGCACCGTCATCGAGCAGTAGGCTCCACCTAGGAAAGGAACAGCAGCATGGCAAGACTACAGAGAATCCGCGGCCAGGAGGCTACGATCCGCATCGCCGTCGTAGACAGCCTTGGCGTCAACCTCCCTCTAGAAGGGAGCTTCTTCAAGGTTCGCGACTTCACCTGGAACCCGAACGGCGAAATTACCGCCGACGGCTTCGTGGGCGAAGTTGCCGACGACCTGGATCACCAGAATCACGGCTTCACAGGCTCGTTCAGCATCGACAAGGCCGACTCGGCTGCGACCGAGTACACCAAGCGGCTCATCGCCGCCGATCTGAACAGCCAGGCGCCGCCGATCGCCACCATCATGGTGACCTACAAGTTCCGAGACCTGGGAGTCCCCAGGGAGCGTCTCGTATTCGCAGAGGGCATCCTCATGATGGCCAGCGAGTCCATCGCGGGACGGAAGGAATTCGTCAACAACGCGTTCGAGTGGCAGGCCAAGTACCTGCTACCGTAACCACCCATGGCTAGAGAGCAGAAAGCGCAGGCAAGCAAATGATCACGTTCACACTCCCAGCGAAGTGCCGAGTTGGCACTGTCACCATTCGCAAGACCTTTGGCCGCGACGAGGCCGAGGCGTCCCTTGCGGCAGAAAACAACGGCAGCGATGCCAGGGACGAGCTCATCGACCTTTCGATCGTCAAGGTGGACGGGGAGCCGTGCCTCCCTGGCAACAGCGGCTACGCCGACTGGCCATCCAAGACGCGCTCTGTCGTTTCCCGGTTCTTCAAGACTGTCAACGACACCAACGGCAGGGAACTCCTCGAGCTCATCCGCACCGCAGAGGATGAGGGGACCACGATCAACCCCGACGGGAACGTCGAGACCCGCTACGAGTTCCCCGAGAACTGCGACCTCGAATACGTTGTCCTCCGGGAGATGATGGAGGCCGACGAGAGGGCTGCTGCTGCCAGCGGCAAGAACATCTCCGAGGCCATGGTCTCCCTCTGCGTCGTCGAGACGAACCTAGGCAAGTCCTTCAAGATCGAAGATCTAACCGCCCTGGGGACCCGAACCCGCAACATCATATCCACCTACTGGACGGGGATGAACATCGTCCCAGAGGACGAACTCGCCCCTTTAATTCGGGCGGCAATGGCAGTGAACGAAGCGGCGAGTCCGCTGGAAGCCAGCGCCGCCAATACCGCAGAGGACTCATCGCAGAGTGGGTCTGGCTCTCAAGCTCCAGCGGGTGCGGCCTAACCCTTTCCCTGAGCGACTTCAGGGGGCTCAGCAGGGTAGACCGAGAGCTCATACTTCTTGAAGCGGGAGCACTACTCAACAGAGCAAACGAACCAACGACAGAAACGGAGACCTGACGCATGTCCGCCACCACGACCTACGACATCAACGTCCGCTACAAGCTAGAGGACAAGGCTACGAAGGGGGCGGAGAAGATCGGGACAGAACTCCAGAAGACCGAAAGGCACGGGCGCAGCCTCCTTAGCACGATGAAACTCGTCGCTACGGGGGCTGCAATCGGTTTCGGCTTCCGAGCCGGGAAGAAGTGGCTCATCGACTACAACTCCGAGATGGATGCGGCGAACATCAAGATGCAAACGCTGCTGTCCCTCGGCACCGACACGGCGTTCGCAGACAACCAGGAGCGCGCAGCCAAGGCCGTCCACCAGATGACCAAGGATGCCGCGGCCGGTGTGGGCACGACCCGAGACTATGTCGAGTTCGCGGGCGAGATCACGAAGCCGCTCCTCGACGCCGGCGCCTCGATGAAGGACCTCACCGACATCACGAAGCTCGGTGTTACAGCCGCCAAGGCCTTCGGGATGGAGGGCGAAGTCGCGGGTCGAGACATCCAGCAAATGCTCATGGGCAACATCAAGAGCGTGGACAAGCTCCCCAAGCTCCTCGGTGTGGCGGCAGACGAGTGGAATGAGATGTTCCGCGAAAAAGGCCCCGAGGAGGCCCTCAAACGCCTCAAAGAGGCGCTGGACACGCAGCAAATGAGAGACGCGGCCGAGGCCTACGGCAACAGCTGGGACGGCGTCACCTCGACTCTCGAGGACAACCTGCAGAGGACCCTCGGCAAGATCGGTCTTCCTCTCATGAGAGAGCTCACCAAGGAAGTCCGTTCTATGAACGAGTACTTCGACAAGAACCCGAAGAAGGTGGAGAAGTTCATCAAGACAGCCGGCAAGGCGATCGTCGACGGGTTCGGCATGGTGAAGGATGTCGTCCAATTCATGGTCGACAACAGCAGCACCCTTCTGGGGCTTGCGAAGGCCTTCGTTGGCTTCAAGCTCGCCCGAGGGGTGGGCGGCCTACTTTCCGGCCCATTCGACATGCTTGCCGGCATGGGGAAGAGCGCGAGCTCGAATAAAAAGCTCCTCGACGCACACGGCAAGAGCATCGCTGGGGCCTCGGCTCAGACGATGACGTTCTCCGACAAAATGACGTCTGCGGCAAACAAGCTCCAGTCGTTTGGAACGGCCGTCGGCGTGGGAATCGCCGCCATCAAGCTCATGGAGGGCTACATGGCCAATCGCCAGGAGAAGGCGATCAAGGGCAAGGTGAAGACGGCGACGATCCGAGAGACCGTTCGGAACATCGACTACGCGGAGCAAATGAGCATCGAGGATGCCACGATCACGGGAAAGTTCGACCCGAAGGACAGGTCCGAATTCCGGTCTCGTCTCATCCTGAACAGCGCCCGCGAGCACGGCTTCCTATCCGAGGGGAGCACCAAGATGACCAAACAGCAGATCGAAAAGCTTCGAGTGCAGTCTGGCATTGGGCTGGCCTACAAAGACGGAACGCTGCACCATCGCCAGAACTACAAGAAGCTGGACAAGCTCACCAGCATGATCGAACTGAGCGCCAAGGCGCAGATGCAGGCAGCCATCGTCTCGGGGCGTATGGGAGCCATGGTCTTTGGCGCCTACGGCGGCCAGTTGGCAGCCATCGGCAAAGGGACCTTGGGCAGCATCGGCTCGTTCACGGGCATTTCAGGGATGCTCCAGCGAAAAGGCGACGACGAGGACAGACCTACGAAGCGCCCCGGGGATACGAAGGTCTACATCAACACCATCAAAGTAGCTGCAGACGACCCCGACCGATTCGCAATGCGTATGATCGGAGCGTTCAAGAAGGCGTCCACGAAGCCCGTGGCGTCCCGGCTTAGCTCTACCGTAGGAGGACGACCGCGATGACACTTATCCGACACACCCTTGGCGGAAGCGCCAATCTCATCGAGCCGGACTTCAGCCCACCAACACAAGCGGCATTCATCCTAGAGACGATCGGAAAGCCGCCAGACTTCGAGGAAAACCGGAGATTTGAGTTCACAGCCGCCAAGCGCAATATGCCGAGGCGGCCTTGGTCTTTCGGGCTCGAAGTGAAAACCAACCGAGTCGACTACCCCGGAACGGTTCACAGCCCGACCGAACAAGTTCTCTCGGTCGGCTTCACAGACTTCACCCTGAACGGCACCTTCAAGGACAAGTTCAACTACCCCGGCTACGCCACCGAGGCATGGCGCGGGCTGGAGCGCGTCGCCGAATACGGGCAGATGGTCCGAGCTTCTTACCGCTCTGTCTACGCCGACGGCATCATCACCGGGGTCAACTTCCAGTACCACCACGAGGCGAAGATCGACTACTCGATCACGATCTCACCGCACAACCGTGAGCCCGGGAAGCGCAGCAAGGCGAGCCCGAGGACGGTCCTCAGCGCCACTCAGCTGCTCGAAGAGGTTGCGGCAGTGCGAGACCAGCTCGCAGCGGTCCACGCCGGGGCCCCCCGCTTCTTTGTCGCCGGAACCCTCTGGGACGACGTCAACGACATCGTCGAGGAGTGGACCCTCACAATCCAGACGCTGGAGAACATCATCGACCAGCGCGTTCTCCTGCCAGGGGTCGAGCCAGGGCTGGCCCTGCAACGAATTGCAGCGATGTTCCGCCTCATTCGCAGCAACGCCGAGGCGATGCTGGACCTCCTCGAGGAATCGCGCAGCGACAACGACCTCACCTACGCCGGCGCCATTCAGACTCTGCGGTTCCAGACCTGGGTCAAGGGCATCCTTTCCGGTAGCAGCGTCCTTGCTGTCGCCGCGGAGCGCGCGAGCCGAGAGATGCTGGCGCGCGCCAAGCCTGGCATCATGGTCGTCTACAGGCCAAAGGCCGGCGAGCACCTCATGAAAATCTCAAACCAGTTCTACGAGACCCCGTTCAACTGGCGGCGAATCGCCACTCGCAACGCCCTCGGCAGCTCTCTCGTGCTTACCGGCGAGGAGCTTCTGATCATCCCCGAAGCGGTGGCCCGCCAGTAATGCCGCTCTATCATCCAGACGCGCGTGTAACCCTAGGGGTCGTGCTCGAGAGCATCCGGGAGGACAACCGCCCTTTTGCCTTCCCCGTGCGCCCACAGGAAATTTCGATCTTCCGAAACCCCTACATCGAGGCCGACACGTTCTCGGTGATGTTCAATGCGAGCGACCTCCCATTGACGCCCGAGGTCGTGCGAGCGGCGAGCGCCGAGGTCTACCTCTTCAACAAGCGGGCACTCTTCGAGGAGCCCGAGAGCATCGCCAAGGGCGAAGACGAGCAGCTCGCCATAGACGGCCAGGAGATCAAGCCGAGCATCGTGGGCATCGTAGATGACGCCCAGATGGACTACGACGACACGGGGCGATTCATCACCCTCATCGGGCGAGACTACACCGCGCTCTACTTGGACGAGGATTGGGACCCGCGATTCCGCGTCCAGTACAAAGGGCGTCTCGACCGGGTCATCCAGCGCCTTGCGGACGACGTCCCGAGCTCGGCTGGGATCATGAAGGTCCGAGTGGAACTCGGCACCGGGGTTGACCGGGACACAGCCATCACCGGCTTCCGCAGCGTCAACGACTTCCTGGCAAGCCAGCGCAGAGGAGGGCACTCGGAAGCATTCCTCGACGCCAATCTTCCCTTCGTGGGCAGGAACGAGGGGCGAGCCAACCGGAAGGGGCTCACCTTCCCAAACAAGGCCAACTTCTGGGAGGTGATGCTAAGCATCGCCATTCGCTACGGGTTCATCATCTTCGTCAAGGGGACCGACATCATCCTGACGACACCGAAGGCCTACATCGAAGGGAAAACGGGGGTGGTCACCATGGCTTGGGGGCGAAACCTCCACGACATTCACATGAGCCGCAAGCTCGGGAAAGAGCGCGTCCCTACTATCGAGTGCATCTCCTGGGACGAAGCAAAGCAGCAAGTCGTTCGTGGACAGTACCCGGACAAAGCCGACACCAGAAAGAAGCTTGTTGCCGACCGCGTTGCGAAAAAACAGCAGAGCAAGAGCAGGAACGCGAAGCCAACGAAGCGCAAGCCAGGGAAGAACTCAAACGCCCTAGGGACAGTGAAGGACGAGGTTCAGCAGTACACGATCCCAGGAATCACCTCGTCCGCTCAGCTGCGAGACATCGCCCGACAGACCTACGAAGTGAAGGGGCGCGCCGAGATGACAGTGCAGCTCTCGACGAGCGACCTCTTCGACCTCGACGGGGCCCCTCTCTTGGACATCAGCAGCGGCGACGCTATGGCAGTGAAGTTCGAGCCTTTCAACTCAGACCTTACGAAGGAGCGCATCGAGCAGCAAATGATCGAACGCGGGTACGACCCGGATGTGGCAGCCAAGCTAAGCGCAGCAACGGAGGAGATGAATCAGCTCCGCCAGCCCATGCGAGTCGACGATGCGACCATCGACTACGACACTGAGAACGGCATCACAATCACCGCAAGTATCCGCCAGTTCGTGAACCTGGTGGTCCAAGGGGAGAAGGCATGAAGAAGAACCGCATGATGAAAGACAACGGGGCGCGAGGGATCAACTTCCAAGGCGCCGCGGAGGCCACCGACGACTTGCGCCAGTACTTCGAGGTCGGAGTCGTTCGCGGCGATGGCGGTGATAACTTCGAGATCTTGGACGGCCAGGTCTGGGTCGACGTCGTGATCATGCCGACCGAGGCGCCGATGACCTGCCGCCTCTCCACCGTAGCGGGGGCCCCAGGGAACGGCGTCTGGATGGTACCCCCGGAGGGCACCGAGGTCGCGATCGCGTTCCCCGGTGGGAGCGTCGAGAACGGCGGCATCATCATCGGCATCCTTAGCGCCGCGCCAGGAGGGACAGCGGAGGGGCGAATCGTGATCGTCGCGGACGAGGTCATCCTCGGCAACCCGTCGGGGCAGAACGCCCTACAGAACGGCGTCGTCGTCGGCGGCGGAATCGACCCCTTTACAGGGCAGACCTACGCTACCCTTCAGAATGCATCCTCCAAGGTACTCGCCGAGAAGTAGCCAGCCATGCCGCTAAGCAAGATTCTACTCAAGTCCGAGATCAAGTCCGCGATCATCTCAGAGTTCGCGAGCGACGGCATCGAAGTTACCGACGAAGCGAGCGCGGCCTGGGAGCGTGTGGCCACCGCTATCGCAACGGCCGTTGTCGACCATATCACCACCAACGCCGTGGTCTCGACCACGGGCACCGCGTCTGCACAAACCGGAGTAATCACCTAATGGCAACCCCGACCATCGCACTAGACCAGACCCCTCTATCAGCCGGAACGCCAGGAAGCTCTCGAAGCGACCTGGCGCTTTCCGTTCCGGTCGTCTGCACCGACCCAGCCAACGGCGCGGGCACCTACGCTTGGGAGCTCGTTGTTCCGCCTGGCTCGTCGGCGACCCTTTCCGGCGCGGCGACAGACACCGCTACGTTCACGCCGGATGTTCGCGGCACCTACCTTGTGTACCTGGTCTTCAACGGCTCGGACGCAAGCTACACGCTCGACGCCGACAGCAACAAGATCACAACCCAGGGCGGCGCGGCCGTGACCATGCGGAACGGTGTCCGCCCCCTCGGAGTTGGAGAGTCCTTCCAGTTCCACTCTCAGAACGGCTACGCAGAGGATTTCCACCCGCACTTTGCGACCATCGACGCCGTATTGGCGGCAAAAGGTGCCTCTCACGGATCCGTCTTCTACTCGGACGTGAACGGCGACCTCGCAGCCCTCGGGGCAGGAACGGCCGGACAGGTGCTTGAGACGGCCGGTCCCGGCGCCAACCCCGCATGGGCAACGCCATCGGGTGGAGGCACGCTGCAAAGCGCCTACGACGGCGGCGCCAACATCCTTACCGGCGCGGGCGGCGCGGTCTCGATCCTGCGCTCTTCGTCCGACACCACGAGCGCACTCTCAGTGACCAAGGCCCCGGGGACCTCACAGTCCGGC